TTCTGTTGGTTCAGTTCCTTGTAAGATGACATATGAAGGTAAAGGTGGTAAACAACACAATGCAAGTGTTTTAGCCGACAAGATTGGAATGGGAATCAACCAACGTATTTCAGGTTCCCGTAAATCAGATTCTAAATTTGAGAACACACTAATCATTGTTAACCAACCTTGGGTTGAATTACCCGATAACCCATTTGGACAACCAAAAATTAAAGCAAAAGGTGGTGAAGCGATTTGGTTAAATTCATCTTTGGTTTTCTTATTTGGAAATCAAAAAGGTGCAGGAACAACAAAAATTACCGCAACAAAAGACAAACGAACAGTTAAATTTGCATCAAGAACTAAAGTATCCGTAATGAAAAACCATATCAACGGACTTGGATTTGAAGATGGAAAAATTATAGTAACACCACACGGATTTTTGCCTGGTAAAGAAGCGTCCGAAGAAAAAACATCTATTGAACAATACAAAAAAGATCATGCTGAGTATTGGAAAGAAATCATCGGAGTTGATGGTGACTTTGATTTAAAGGCAGAAAAAGAAGAAGTTGAGTAAGAACCCTGTAATAATACAGAAATGACAAAGACGTTATTGGTTGACGGAAACAACCTTTTAAAAATTGGATTTCACGGAGTTAAAGATTATTTTAACAAAGGTGAACACATTGGGGGTCTTTGGCACTTTCTAAACACATTACGTAGGTTCATAGACGAAGAAAACTTCACTAAGGTTGTTGTATTTTGGGATGGAGAAACAAGCACTTCACAAAGAAGGTTAATCTACCCAAAATACAAACTTAACCGAAAAGCCCCCGAAAACGAATTAAAGGAAGAATCGTTTAACAAACAAAAACATAGGGTAAAAGAATATCTTGAAGAAATGTTTGTAAGGCAAATCGAGTTTCCAAACTCAGAAGCTGACGATTTAATTGCATACTATTGCCAAATATCTAAAGGTGAAAATAAAACCATTTTTAGTGGTGATAGGGACCTTACACAACTTATAACTGATGACGTGACCATCTACTCACCTAACACCAAGAAGTATTATAAGAAGGGTGATAATATCAAATTACACGATATTGAAATACCTCACTATAATGTAAAAACATTTAAGATACTTTCTGGTGACAAATCCGATAATATTGATGGTATATATTACTTAGGTGAAAAAACATTTATTAAATTATTTCCTGAGCTACTTGAAACAGAAGTTTCTTTTACCGATATTTTAACAAAAGGGGAAGAACTTTTAAAAGAACAAAAAGATAATACCGTTCTTAAAAATTTACTGACGGGTAAAACAAAAGAAGGTATCTTTGGGGATGAGTTTTTTGAAATTAATAAAAAGATAGTAGATTTATCAGAACCATTAATAAGTGATGAAGGAAAAGAATTGGTTGAATCATATTACTCCGAGTCATTGGATCCTGACGGAAGGGGATATAAAAACTTAATTCGAATGATGATGGAAGATGGACTTTTTAAATATCTTCCAAAAAACGATGAAGCATGGGTTTATTTTTTAAAACCATTCTTAAAACTAACAAGAAAAGAAAAAAACAATTTTAAAACAAAAAAGTAAAATTATGAAAGAGCAGAATGATGTAACAAAGGTTGAATTCTTAATGACACTTAACAACAATTTTGTGGTACAAAGATTCTTTAATGTTAAAGGATATAACGAAAAGGCTAAAAGTAGTACTGAGTTATATGATTACATTAGAAGTTTAGCATCTGAACTACAAACAAAATTAAGAAACAAAAGTGTGGTTTACATGTTGGAAAATAGATTCCAAATTGAAGAAGATGCAACCATATTAGAAACATCAAACACAGACGGACCTGAAACATTTAATATTATTTTAAAGGTCGGAAATGAGACAATTTGTCATAGAATAATAGATGCGAAAGTGTACCCACCAAAGGTAAGATATACCCTGGACATACGCCCATCCATAAAAAACATTTTAAGAGAATTAACTGACATTTTATCAGAGAAAAATTTATCTTATAAGATGATGAATTATTCATTGGTTTAATTATATTTATTAAAACACAGAACAAAAATCTTATAAAATATGTCAGACAAAAAAAACTTCGGATACTTAGGGAACACCTTTCAAATACAACTTTTAAATAACATTATAACGTATAAAGATTTCTCAAATTCCATTATTGAAGTTATTGATCCTCATTATTTTGATAATCAATATTTTAAAATTATTTGTCAAATGATTAAAGAATATTATTCAAAATATGAACATACACCTACGTTTGACACAATTGAACAATTAACAAAGTCCGAAATAACATCACCTATGGCTCAAAAAAGTGTTTTAGACACTTTAGAGCAAGTTAAGAATGTTTCAGACGAAGGTTCAATATTCGTACAAGAAAAATCCCTTAAATTCTGTAAACAACAAGAACTCCAAAAAGTAATGACTAAAGCTCAATCAATCATCGATAAAGGTGATTTTGAAAGTTATGATAAGTTAGAAGAAATGGTACGTGGAGCACTTCAAGTTGGTGAAGTAGATAAAGGGACTACTGATGTGTTCTTTAACCTTGATGAGGTTTTAGATGATGATTACAGACACCCAATTCCTATTGGGGTCCCCGGTATTGATAATTTATTAAAAGGAGGATTAGCCAAAGGTGAAATTGGCGTTATTTTGGCCCCTACCGGTGTTGGTAAATCAACATTTACTACTAAAATTGCAAACCATGCATTTAACCTAGGTTATAACGTCCTTCAAATATTTTTTGAAGACAACCCAAAAATCATCCAAAGAAAACACTTTACACTTTGGACCGGTATACACCCTGATGACCTATCTGAGAATAAGGAAGAAGTGGTAGAAAAAGTAAAACAAATCCAAACATCAAGAAAAAATAAATTGATTATGAAAAAATTGGCATCAGATACTGTGTCAATGAATCAAATCAAAAATCAAGTAAGGAAAATGATGGCTGAAGGTATTAAAGTTGATATGATAATATTAGATTATATCGATTGTGTTGTACCTGACAAAGTATTAAGTGATGAATGGAAAAGTGAAGGCTCTGTTATGCGAGGGTTTGAAGCAATGTGTCATGAATTGGATATTGCAGGATGGACGGCAACACAAGGTAATAGAAATTCTATATCTTCAGAAGTTGTAACAACGGACCAAATGGGTGGTTCTATTAAAAAGGCACAAGTTGGTCACGTAATTATTACTGTTGCTAAAAGCTTACAACAAAAAGAAATGAATTTAGCAACAATAGCAATTACTAAATCAAGAATAGGTAAAGACGGGATTATATTTGAAAACTGTAAATTCGATAATGGTATGTTAGAAATCGATACCGAACAAAGTGTCACATTCTTAGGACACGAAGAACAAAAAGAAGAAAAAAATCGTAACAGAATTAAAGAACTGTTAGAGAAAAAAAGGTTAAAAGAACAAGGAGAATCTTAAATAAATTATTAAATTTGAATTAAAATGGATATTTCGCAAAAAATATTAAGTGACATTACTGTCTTTATGAAATACGCTAAGTTTCAACCGGAAAAGAATCGGAGAGAGACTTGGGAAGAGCTGGTGACTCGTAACAAAGAAATGCACCAACGAAAGTACCCCCACATCAAAGATGAAATCGAGGAGGTATATAAAATGGTATACGACAAGAAAGTATTACCATCAATGAGGTCTTTACAATTCGGTGGAAAACCAATTGAGATATCACCAAACAGAGTTTATAATTGTGCATATATGCCAATCGATCACGTTGACTCGTTTTCTGAAACAATGTTTTTACTTTTAGGTGGAACAGGAGTTGGTTACTCAGTTCAAAAACACCACGTTGAAAAATTACCAGATATTAAAAAACCAAACCCTGAAAGAACAAGACGTTACCTTATTGGTGATTCTATTGAAGGATGGGCAGACGCAATTAAAGTATTGATGGAATCATACTTGGGATACAAGTCATCAACACCCGTATTTGACTTTTCAGATATCAGACACAAAGGTGCGATGCTTGTGACATCAGGAGGAAAGGCTCCGGGACCTCAACCATTAAAAGATTGTATCCACAACATTACAAAAGTATTGGATAACAAAAAAGATGGTGAAAAATTAACACCTATTGAAACTCACGATATCGTATGTCATATTGCTGACGCAGTACTTGCAGGTGGTATCAGACGAGCTGCACTTATCTCATTATTCTCAGCTGATGATGAAGAAATGATTTCTTGTAAATCAGGTAGTTGGTGGGAACAAAACGCACAAAGAGGTAGAGCTAATAACTCGGCAGTACTTCTTCGTCACAAAATCACAAAAGAATTCTTTATGGATTTGTGGAAACGTATTGAGTTGTCAGGAGCAGGTGAACCTGGAATCTACTTATCTAACGATAAGGATTGGGGAACAAACCCTTGTTGTGAAATCGCACTTCGTCCGTTCCAATTCTGTAACTTGTGTGAGGTTAACGCTTCAGATATTGAATCACAAGAAGACTTTGACGCAAGGGTTAGGGCTGCATCATTCATTGGTACACTACAAGCAGGATACACAGACTTCCATTATTTAAGAGATATTTGGAAAAGAACCACTGAAAAAGACGCACTTATCGGTGTAGGTATGACAGGTATTGGTTCAGGTGTTGTATTGGGTTATGATATGAAAAGAGCCGCTAAAATGGTTAAAGAAGAAAACGAAAGAGTTGCTGGACTTATTGGAATTAACAAATCCGCAAGAACAACAACAGTTAAACCATCAGGTACCTCATCATTGGTATTGGGAACATCATCAGGAATTCACGCTTGGCATAATGACTTCTATTTAAGAAGAATCCGTGTTGGTAAAAATGAATCAATCTATTCATACTTGGCAATTAACCATCCTGAACTTATTGAAGATGAGTTTTTCCGTCCTCACGATACTGCGGTAATCACTATTCCACAAAAATCACCTGAAGGGTCTATCATTAGACACGAATCTGTATTCCAAATGTTGGAACGTGTTAAGAAAGTATCACAAGAATGGATTAAACCAGGACATAGAAACGGACAAAACACTCACAACGTATCTGCGACAGTTTCAATTAAAGAAGATGAGTGGGACTTGGTAGGTGAATGGATGTGGAATAACAGAGATTTCTACAACGGTTTGTCAGTACTACCTTATAACGGAGGAACTTACACACAAGCACCTTTTGAAGATTGTACAAAAGAAGATTTTGAAAGATTAGTTAAAACATTATCAGATGTTGATCTTACAAAAGTAATTGAGTTACAAGATAACACCGACCTACGAGGAGAAGCTGCGTGTGCTGGTGGGGCATGTGAAATTGTTTAAGTCATGAAAGTACAATGGGGAAACAATATAACGCTAACATACCAAGTTTTGTTAGCGTTCTATAACCAAAGAAAAACAAACTAAAATGAATATAGGTGCATCTAAGGATTGGGTACAACAATTATATGTTAGGGAGTTTGGACCCAAACTACAACAAAATGATTTCTATTACGATAATCAAGGTAGAATGGTTATGACAGAAGAATACCATATGAAACGTGGTAAGTGTTGTGGTAATGGTTGTTTACATTGCCCATATGAACCAAGACATGAAAGAGGAAATAATAAATTACAAGAATCCCGACTTTAAGTTGGGATTTTTTGTTTTATAATATATTTATTAAAAAAATATATTTTATGAAAGGGTTTATATTAACTGAAAACGAAAAAAAACAAATCAGATCTCTGTATTCAAATAAAGGTTTAATAATAGAACAAAACGAAAAACCAGATAACACACAAACAAAAACAGATTGTATATCTGTTGAAGTTATCGGTAGTTTTGATGTTATGGTTACTGAAAATCCTGACAACATTAAAAATTTTATCACAAAATTAAATGAACAAATAGGTAAAAATGAATTACTTAAAAAAGCTTATGATGATGGTAAACTTTATGTTGGTGAAATAAAATTAATGGGGGGTGCTAGTAATCGTTATGGTGGAAAAGTTGTTAGACCTACTATGGATAATCAATATAACCCTAAAGAATATGCTGAAGACCCAAAAAAATACACAGGGGATTTTAGTGCAAACCTAAAATTAGCCGAAGATAGAGCAAAAAATGTTTGGGCAGAACTACAAACATTACTACCTAATAATAATATACAAATACCTAAGGGTGTCGTACCCACATTTGAACAATACGTTATAGACACTAATGGTGCTACTGATAAAACAAATCAGCCGGCCATCGATTCTAAAAAATTTAATGCGGGTCAAATAGTAAAAATGACCGTCGATTTATGTGGAACTGAAAGACCGTCAACCGATATTATTAAATGTTTTGAATCAGCAACCATAGAAGTACATTTTGAACAAGATAAACCAGGTAACATAAAACATAATTGTAATAAGGCTGTCTATGAAATATACGCTAATGGTGTTTTATTGTATAATAGAAGTACGAAACCATGGGCTAGTTTAAACAACATAGCTGGTAATGAGTTTGCTGCAGATAGGGCAGAAGGTAGATTGAGATACAACTATTTTGACATTACTGCGGATGGTATTAATAAAGAATTTTTAAACAACGGGGTTTGGAATAAATATGATGGTAAATTATTAGTAAGCGCTAAGTGTATAGACCACGGAGGAACACCATGGGGTACTGACGATAAAGGTAAAATAGAAAGGGGTTACACCGAAAAACAATTTTGCCATGCATGGGTTGGTGATATAAAATTTAGTTCTAAAAGTCTAACACAAACAGAAATTAAATCAGTTGGGGCGGGACAAGGATCGTTAATCGATGGAGTTCAACTGTCAACTCCTGATGAAAAAAATGTTTCAGTAAATGTTGCAACATTTGATGCGTGTTCTTCATTATTTGCAAAAAAATAGTTAATACGTTTTATAACTTATAGTGTTTTTTTATAATCGCCCTATCTATTTCTGAATACTCTGTTACGTCCGAGTACAATTCATAGAAAATACTTGTCGGGTATTTGTAAGAGTCATTACAAAAACCAAACGCCTGTGTTAATTCTTCTCTTAATACATGTTTTTTACGTGTCATGTTATCTATAACGTCAGTATTAACAAAAACCAATGACCCTTTTAAAACTTCACCATACGGATATGCAACAACAAACCCCTGAGCTATTTTTGATAAATCACGAATAAATTTTTCATTTCTTTTTGAGTAAAAATATTCGGTAGAACCAAAATAAATATCAATATTTGATTGAGTAGAATCATTTATTATTTCGACGTTAACAGTTTCTATCAAATCATTAAGTTCACCAACAATTTTATTTAATTCCGTCATTAAAGTGTCATTTTTTTCGCCAAAAACATAAATTTTAACGTCTTTATAAAACTTAACTTTAACATTTGAGAAACCCCCTAATTCACTACCACTGGTGATATCTTTGTAATAATCATTAATTGTATCTTGTGAAAAGATATTGAATATAAATAAAAAGAATAAAAAAGATAATATAGTTTTCATATTACAAAGATAGTGATTTTTTTTTATTTAAATAAAATATACTCTTAATATATTTATAAAATAATGGCAACTAACGAAACATTTGGTATTAATTTCCCATTTAGACCAAGCGCGATTGGTAAATATCTATCATTGTCGAGGGATAGGGATCAAGAAATACGATCAAGTCTACTACATTTAATTCTTACTAGAAAGGGTAGTCGATTTATGTTACCCGATTTTGGTACTCGACTTTATGAATTTATTTTCGATCCAATGGATGGGCAAACATTTGATGCGATTAAAGAAGATATACAAAAACAATGTGAAATTTATGTTCCCGATTTAAATATTATTGCTATTACTATAACACCATATGTTTTATTAGAAAACAAACCGGCGGGACCAAAAACAATAATTGACCCAAAAACATACGTGGATGATGGTACAATAACCCAAGTTTTTGAAACTTTTAATTCTGATGAAGAACTAAAAGATGTTGGTATTTATAGGTTACCAGGTAAAAATACTGAAGAATATACTGCAAAATTAAAAATAGAATATTCTAATGACACCGACCCGTTTGGTGCTAAACAATTTGTTATAATTAATATATAATGGCAGAAAGAAAAATATCATATACCGAAAGGGATTTCGTTGGACTTAGGGACGAATTATTAAATTACGTACAAAGTTATTATCCCGACTTAATTCAAAATTTTAATGATGCTTCGGTGTTTTCTGTTTTAATGGATTTAAATGCGGGTATCGCCGATAACCTACATTACCATATAGATAGAAGTTTACAAGAAACGGTATTGCAGTATGCACAACAAAGATCGTCAGTCTATAATATAGCAAGAACATACGGTTTAAAAGTGCCGGGGTATAGACCATCAGTTGCGGTTGTTGATTTATCAATCACGGTACCCGCTTTTGGTGATTCTGAAGATGTTAGGTATCTAGGTAAAATTCGTGCAGGATCCCAATTTTTCGGAGCAGGAAACTCATTTGAAAATTTATATGATATAGACTTTTCAACACAATATAACGAACAAGGACAAGTTAATAGAACTAAAGTCCCAAGTTTCGATGCGAATAATAAAATTATTAATTATGTTATAACCAAAAGGGAAGTATTAGTTAATGGTACAACAAAAGTTTTTAAAAGGGTTATAAACCCATCAGACGTTGTTCCATTTTTTAATTTCTTTTTACCTGAAAAAAATGTTTTAGGGGTTAGTAGTATTATACAAAAAGACGGTACAACCTTTCAAGGAACTCCTAAATATTCTGATTTCCAAGCTGAAAACGGTAAATGGTATGAAGTCGATGCTTTGGCTGAAGATACTGTGTTTGTTGAGGATACCACTAAGCCTGTGGATTCTAATGGTGTTAGAGGAGGGAAGTATGTCCAAACAGACAATAGATTTATTACTGAATACACACCAGAAAGTTATTTTAAAATACAATTTGGTGCTGGGACAACCACACCAAACGAACAATTAAAACAATTCACTAATGTTGGGGTAGATCTAAAATTAGGTGATTATCAAAATAATATAGGTTTGGGGTTAACAGTAAAACCAAACACTACAATATTTGTACAATATAGGGTTGGTGGTGGAACCGCAACTAATGTTGGTGTCGGAGCAATTAACCAAGTCGGTACAATTGATTTTGTAATAAACGGACCCAACGAAACTATTAATAGAAATGTTAAACAATCGTTAAGCGTAAGAAATGTTACTGCAGCGGTTGGGGGATCAAACCCACCAACAACAGAAGAAGTAAGAAATATGGTTGCGTTTAATTTCGCGGCACAAAAAAGAGCGGTAACGGTGAATGATTATAAATCTATAATAGACACAATGCCTGGAAGATTCGGAGCTCCCGGTAAAGTTTCCATAACAGAAAAAGATAATAAAATTGTCGTTCAGTTATTATCATTTGAAACAGGTGGTAAATTAACCCAAGTAGCGTCGAACAACTTAAAAACAAATTTAGCAACATACCTTTCTAAATACAGAATGGTTAATGATTATATAGTTATAGATAGTGCAAAGGTCATTGACTTAGAATTTGAAATATCGGTTGTATTAGAATCCGATAGAAGTCAAAGTGAAGTCGTTGGTGCAGTTATTAGTCAAGTTTCTGATTACATGAACCCAAATAATAGAGATCTTGGTGGTAGTGTTAATGTTTCTGAAATAAGAAAAAGAATACAAAATTTAGGCGGTATCCTAAGTGTACCTGAAATAAAGGTATTTAATAAAGTTGGTGGTAAATATTCATCATCAGAAACATCACAAAAATATTTAGACCCTTTAACAAGAGAAATACAACTTATTGACGATACAATATTTGCTGAACCAGACCAAGCATATCAAGTTAGATTTGACAGTTCAGATATAAAAGTAAGAACCAAAACATTTAAATCCGTAGACTTCTCTTAATATATTTATTTTAATTCTTTTAGTGTTACTTTTTTGGTAAAAACATCAAAATAACTATTTATTAAAAAAGTATAATGCAAAAAAGTCATAGAATAAGAACGGAAGTTGGTACCGACAAAAATATACGACTAAACATCAATCAAGATTTTGATTTTTTAGAAATTTTATCATTAAAATTAAGACAAGAAGATGTTTACACAAGATTTTGTGCTGACTATGGTGTGGTTGCCGGTAGGGTAATTACTAATGGTGGTTACGGGGTACCTAACGTTAATATATCTATATTTGTTCCATTATCGTCAATAGACGAAGAAGATGAAATAATATCCACACTATATCCTTATAAAAAACCTTCAGATAAAAATGAAGATGGGTATAGGTATAACTTATTACCTTACGTAAAAGAATACGGAGGTCACACACCAACGGGTACATTTCCAGATAGAAAAGATTTATTAGAAAGAAAAGAAGTTTTAGAAGTATACGAAAAATATTATAGATATACCGTTAAGACTAATGAAAGTGGTGACTTTATGATTATTGGTGTTCCTCTTGGAATGCAAGTCATTGCTATGGATTTAGACCTTTCAAACATAGGGTGTTTTTCTTTAAGACCTGCCGATTTAATTAGAATGGGTATGGGAGTTGCGGAACAATTCAACGGACCATTATTTAAATCGTCCACAGATTTATCATCGTTACCTCAAATAATTTTTGGTAGTAAAGATATCGATGTCACTTCTTTTTGGGGTGAACAAGACTTATGTAACGTAGGAATAACTAGGGCTGATTTTGATTTAAGGGATTACGGTGTTGAAATAAAACCACAATCCATCTTTATGGGGTCCTTGTTTTCAACAACAGACGAAGACTTTTTAAAATCAAATTGTAAACCAAAGAAAACAACAGGAAAACTTTGTGATTTAGTGGCTGCTCCTGGTGAAATTTTAGCAATAAGACAAACAATAGATTTCGATTCTAACGGTCAGCCTGTTTTAGAACAATTCAGTTTACCTGAAGGTGGTAAAATAATCGACGATGAAGGGACGTGGTTGGTAGAATTACCCATGAATATGGATTACGTCACCACAAACGAATTTGGTGACCAAGTAATATCTAATGACCCTAAAGTTGGTATACCAACGACAGGTAGATATAGATTTAGAATTAAATACCAAAATGAGTCGGGGATGGAAAACGACATTATGAGAGCCGATTATTTGGTTCCTAATGTTAGGGAATATGGTTGGTTACCACTAAGTGCAAACCCAAACAATAATAATGGTCCTGAAACATTTACCGCAGCTCAATTACTACAACAAAAAAAATCATACGCATTTAGCTTAGATTGGAATGATTATGCGGACCCCACATCGGCAATCAATTGTGAAGACACCTTTTATAAATTCAATTATAACAAAGTTTATACAATTGCTAATTTTTTAGATAGATGGAAGTGGGGCACAAACAGGAATCGACATTTAGGTATTAAAGAAATAAATGACAAAACTTGTACATCTAAAGTAAACAGATTCCCAACCAATGACGCAATTAAGAATTTTGATTTCTTATTTTTCTTATTTAACATATTAATAGTATTATTAACCCCAACTATATATACGATAATAATTATCTTACACGTATTGGCTTTTATATGGCCAGTTTTGCAATTCATAATCAATCTAATCATATGGTTAGTTAATGTGGTTATTTATGGTATATGTGTTGTTGTTTCATGGTTTTCCAATAGTATCGAATGTAAAAAAGAAACCATAACACCTTTAGAAGGTAACCCGTTTAAAAGGATATCACTACCAATGCTAAGTTATCCTGATTGTGAAGCATGTCCATGTGAGGATACTACTTTAGAACAAGACACTAGTGGTGTTAATCAACAAACATTAGCAACAATACAAGCGGCAAACACCACGGTTCTTATTGATTTAGGTGAGGCTGGTAATTGGACACCTAACTTTGCGGGTTGTTATACTTTCGATTCTGCGGTTGACGATGTTAATGTTTATTATACCGCAACTAGGCAGTTTGTCACAGGTGAAATTAAAAATACTGTGAATTGTTATAAGGTTGGTTATATCAAAAGTGTAACAAATGGTGATTCTATTATGGGTAAGTTTGGTGATGGTATAACATTGGCTCAATCAATGAATTTAGCGAATATTAGACCAAGATATTTTGATAATACCGCTAAAAATAAAATAAAAGTCATACCTAACCCATCAATTGCGAATGACACTATAAATTATTATGAAGATACATGTATGGTTCTTTTGGTTGATCCGGGAACTAAAGACTTATTGATGGGTAAACTAATATCTTTTAATGATACTAATAGTTTATCGGATAATAATATAACAGGATTAACCGTTGCAAATCAGTTCAATACTAACGCAATTACTGGAACAACAACATTATCACCAACAGGTTACGATAAACCTGTTACCTATATGTTGGACAATGGTAATCAAATTGTCAGAAATATTAAAATAATTTCTAACACATCAGAAAAACAATATAAAGTAAAATCGGGAGTAGAATATTTCCAAATGATTACAGGAATGACCATTAGTGATATTTCAGGAATGACCAATGGTAGTGGATTGATAGAAAAATATTTATTAGGTTCCAAACAGTTTGACACAACAACAAGTAATAATCGATCATATGTTTGGTTAAATGATTATGAAAATCAAGAGATTGTTTTTTTAACTAGAGGCGTTGATCCATATACTGATAAACAAACAATAAAATATGATTTATCTATTTTATTTGGGCAAACAAGTGCAAACAACACTTACACTGTTGAAGGAAATTATTACTTAAATATACCGATACAAAAAAATAGTACAGGTGCTTGGGCGGTTGACCAACAAACACCTGAAAAACATAATTTAGTTGCTAACAACACTAATGATAAACTTTATCACACACCTTTTAATTTTAATGTTGACACAACCGCGTTTACGTCGTTTACCACAACAGCACCATATTATTATACATCAACAGATAAATCAACACTTACGTTGGTACACGGATCTTACGATACATTCTCAATGGGAGCATGGTTCCAATCTAATAGTTTAGATTTAGGTAGTACTGGTTCTATATATAATAACAATGTAAAACATCGGAACGCATCATCAACGTACAATAATAATCAAATAGGTAGAATTGACGGGGGGTCTTTTACAGTGTCAAATCATAATATATTCCAATGTTATTGGATAGACACACCACCAAACCCACTTTCTAACCCTACTTTTTTGTCACCATTTGAAACTGGTGGTAATAATAGGTCTAGGGTTTATTCACCCGCATATCATCTATCACCACAAACACCAATTCAAATGACCAATAATGGTAGATTAGTTTTAAGGTCTGATAGATTACCTGTTTCAGATAAAGTGGACACGATAGGAAATAATTCTTTTGCACTACACCAAAATAAAAGGTTTGGGTACTATATGGTTAATGAAGATGGTACTTCAGTGGCTTTCAGTATAACTACAGTGCCGTACGATTCTAATAATGATGCTGCTGACGCGGCCGAAGATGCGAATGATTTTACTACGACCGTTTTAACATCATTTGATTGTGCGGGTATGACAGCATTAGGGTGCTACCAAGGTAACGGAACTAACTTTACGGTAGTGCCGGCGTGTGAAGATGACGATACGGATAACAATTTAGGTAATCCTGACGGTAATAGGGTTAAAGGTGGGTGTTATTATTTAGTTGATAAACCATTATTAGTTTCAATACCAAAAGACATCAAATATTTTGAAGAATGGAAGGCAAGATTTAGAATGATGTTCGCAGCATGTAGAGGGGTATTTGCCGAAATGTTTCAAAATAATTGGGTTAACGGTACTTTATACATGTTTTCATTTAAGAAAAAAACAATATATAGTATTGTTGGACAACCTAAAAAATATAAATTTTGCGGAACATTAGACAGTAACGCTAGATATGGTCAAGGACCTATAATATATACAGAAGGGACAACTAATTCATTATTTTACAGATCAACACCATATGACGGAACAAATTTCTTAGGTCAAATACCTAAGAAAAAAACATTAAATGTCGGGTCTTGGGATTTCCCACAAAGTTATAAATCTAACGAAAGGAATTTATTTTTCCCAACAACAATAATGGATTTAGGAACAAGAGATCAATTCACTAAAGAAGTATGTTTTAATCCACAACTTGAAAGTTTTTATGTTAACACATTAAAGTCAACATCGAACCAAGATACATCAGATATACTACAATTAGGAATAATATCTAGATTAATTAATAGTAGTTTTTGGGGACAAATTGCCGGCCTTGGCGACGCATCTGTTGATAGATTATTTAGTAGAAGTGAAAACAGATTGGATGGTGACATAGTACAATTATTTAGTATAAATTCCGAATACGGTGTTGCAGCATTTAGTGAAGATGAATATGATGGGGTAAATGACCTTTATGTTTCTACAGATTCTAACGGCGACTCTTTGGTGGGTATATTCTTTAGTTCAGAAACGGCAAATAGAAAAGTTTTATCACCCGGAATAACAACATTAGGACCAGGATTAACTAATTACTTTGGGTATCCTGATACACAAGAAGTACCTATGTATAAGTGGAAGTCTGACGATACCGGTAATGTATTTGGGAATCAAGATAACGATTGGGCGACCGATTTAGATGTTGCAAATTTAAAAATGTACTCAACAAAATATCAAGGAATGGACTTTACACAGACAGATTATTTTTGGGCCGATAACGGACCAAATCTTGGGTACATTTATAATTACCAATCGAATGGGGTTACTCCTTCCGCTTCTTGGCCTTCAGGAAATGCGGATAAATTTGTTGTGGGAGCACCCAATCATTTTTATTTTGGATTAAACAAGGGTAAAAGTGCAATAAATAGATACATTACAAAATATATTTTAAATCAAAATGAGTAATGAAAATGAAATAAGAATTGTTTTAGGTTCTAAAAGATACGCAGGAAACACAAATAAAGATGTTTGGATACAACCTGCGTTGATTGGTGAAAGAAGGGATATTACGGAATCCGATAGATCGGTAATGGTAAATCAATTAGAACAATTTAACAAAGAAAGACAAAATAGTGGTATATACCGGGTATCTGGAAAAATTGTTAATGTTTTTAATAATGAAATAACGGGAAAAACTAGTTATTCACCATTTAAAAATTATCTTTATTATACAAATGCAGTTCAAAACGCACTAAATAATGCAAACGCTTGGGAAGGTACACCACAATTTGACGAGTTCACATTTTTAAGGTCGGATGGTATACCAAACCACATACCATTTGCACCAAAAAGTGCGTCATCTTATAATTGGGGAATATATTTAACATACCCGTTTAGTAGTATTACAACACAAAAAATAAGTTATATAAATGAAAACATTACAAACTCGGTCTATAATAATGCGATTGTTGGTGATGGTATTCCTTTCTGTATAAAGTCAGGGTTTTATAATGGAAACCCCATTGTGTATTTTTATTGTGCGACACCACACAATTTAAGTGAAAACGAATGGGTTGAGTTAAGTTTTACTATAAATGGTAAAAACCTATTCCAAGTTTATTCTGTCGGTGACGGAACATTAGGTAGTGAAACAAATGTTTTTGCAATCTATGATTTAAAATTTCCGGCAATAGATATTCCTGTTGGTAAATATGGTAGTTTTAAAAGAATAATAACAACAACAAACAGTGCAGAAACAAGATCAAGATATTATGTTAGACTTCATAAAGTATTAACAATTGAAAAAGACTGTAATTTGGCTAAAGCTGGTTTTGAAAACAGTGCTTTCCCAATAAAACAAAAAATAGAATATTCAGCGATAACACCAAACCAAACACAAAGGGTATCTAAAAGACAAGGTAGTCAGTCTTTTTCCTATTCATTTGATAGGGACGTGGATATTAATGGGTTATTAGATAACAATGGAAAACCATTAACTGAACTTTTTGTGACAATATTAAATAAGGGATATATGGGTTGGTTTAATTACCCCCCACCGTCACAACAAACATCAATAGATATTGGTTGGGAATTTAATTTCTTAAAAAATTCAGTAGATACTTGGTGGAATCATACATCTTTAAATAATAAAGACAACCTACCTGTTGGTAGTTACGTGGCGAACGGACAGACATTCTATTTTAATAAAGAACTAAATATCGGTGACGTAATTAAAGGTGATTTTTGTGAATACAATGAGATAGAACAAAAAGAATATGTATTATCAAATCTATATCATAAGTACTCATATAACCAAATGGTTTTTTTAGATAACTCAACAAATTCATACCCTAGTGGGTATGTATATATACCACACTACCCAATTAAAATAAGAACATTTAGTGATTACATAGAATATGGGGGTAAAAATGAAGTTGATGGTATCCCTGGATATTCGTGGTTTTCAGAATCAAACCAATTATGGTTATGGAGGGATTTATATAGTTATGGTTTTATAGATGCGGATAATATTGGTGTGGACCATCCATTTATTAACGGAGCACATTACCCATTTTTAAATATATTGTTTTTACAAAAACCAATTAAACAAGAAGTTAATGTTAACTCGATTGTTATAAAAAGACCTAAAGTTGATGACTGTGAATAATAACTATTACAGATTTAGTTTAAAACCTTTACAAAAGGATACTTACATGAATATTCCTGTTGAGTTAAGCTTTGATTTAACAGGAAGGGAAGACGCTATTGATAGGTATGAAAAAGAAACTATTGACAAGGTCATTAACCCAATTGATGATTTTGAAACAACAAGATTCATGCATGCACCATGGGATAATAACCCATTTAAAACAGAAATTCATTACCAATTTAATTTCTTCGATTCAACGCAATCTATAAATAATCCAACATCGTGGTTAGACGACTATCAATACGCCACTTTTACAGACAAAGAAATTTACTTTTTTTCTAATTCATTCAAAGGGAGCTTCTTTAAATTAGATTTTTATGACACAAATTCAAATGAAAATGGACGAGCATTCATTAGTGTAATAATTCCCGTACAACAAGGATTAAAAGAACCTGGATTAATAGGACCACCTTTAAATCCGACTCAGGTTGACGTTAAAAAACCAAAATTTATTTTAGATTATTTAGGTGCCGATAAAGAAGGGTTTTTTATCTATTGGTTAAAAGAACCAAAAGTAATAACAAACACTGAATTTTATATGAGTGCTAAATTTTTTAATGGTAAGACTGGAAGTTTTTTAAGAATGATGAATAAACCACAATCCGATCCGTTTTTTACATCAAACAAGTTTAATTTTAATAAATCGTTACTTTTTTATTATAAAGTTAAATTTGATTTTAATGATTATGAATATAAGGTTTATTTAGAAGACCAATTAGGGAATCTAACAAGAGTTGGGGATAATTTAAATCCCATAAAATGGTATGAATACGTAAACCCATAATGAAATCATATAATTTATCATATAGAATATCACCTGAAGTATTAAAAAATGACTTGATAACGGTACCGTTTTCAGGTTATTCTGATCAAATAAATTGTGGTAATACTGATAGCGTATTGACTGATTGGTCGTTAAGTTACTATTCTGGTATGACTTATATATTAAGCGGAGGAACTTGTAATTGTGATAATAACACATGTATAATTTGTAGATGTGACGTTAGAAACTCAATATTTACAGGACTTACGTTACCTATATTGCTTTTAGAATCAACAAACGATATTGGTTATTATTCGGAATTTGATGGGTTTTTATTACAAAAAGATATTATAACTAATTTTGTTTATAGTGGTGCACCATTTAATAATTATGAAATAAATTTATATAATACTTCGGGTGACATAATGGTATCATATTTATCCGAAAGTAACTATTTTGTTGATTGGGGCGACGGAACATCACAACAACCATTGAATAGTCAAATAATATCACACACATACCCTAATACCCCAAGTACATATACAATAACCTTATCTGGTAGTAACATGTTTGGTCAAACCATCATAAAAAGAGACGTTTATTTACCAATGACAGGGGTAACAATATCAAACCCATTCGGTACTGTGACTTTTATACCACAAGGGGGTAGTTGGTCAGGGATTCCTGTAACATACGATTATATCTTTACAGGTGATTCCGAAAATAACGTACAAAGTCAAGTAACAAGTAATTTTATACCCGTACCATATCAAATTAGTGGATATACAAAATCAAGATTACAGGACCTAAGAAGGTGGGGGCCGACTAAATATAACCTTAATACTGTATTTAAAAATAACCAACCATACGGACAAGTAACGGACATTAATACCGATTATACTGCATACACAATAAACGGTGTTTCATATTATGATTTAAATAATGGAAATACTTTGTATATTATAGAAAGTTCAGGTTTAACATCAAATACTATAGGTGCCGAAAAAATAACAAAAGACGAGTTATTAATGGATATGGTGATGGCTCCTGAAATAATAACTGACGTATATATCCAAAGAGGAAAATATTCAGCATTTGAAAATTTACAAAGGTTAGGTGAGGTTGATAATATCGGTGATTTAGTAAGATATGGATACGGATATTATAAAATAAATACACCAAACGATTTATAAAATTTAATATAAACCTATTTATAAAATAAAAGAAAATGGCACTTGGCACATATGGAATTGTAAGACCCGCAGATGTTTCACCAGAAGATGTTGAAATAATTTTACATTATACGGAGTCTAGGGATGTGACCCAAAACTTTATAATGAAAAAATTAAATACTAGAAGTATTTTAACCCCATATTTTCATAACGATAATACTGGTGGTAAAACTGATGTTGAAATCCTTGGTGGTTTGTACAATCTTAAACTTCCAGCATCTGAATTTAATAAGTTAGGAATATACACACTGTATATAAGACCTGCAGAAATTAGAACAACAATATCTGATTGTGGGGTTTTATCGGCGTTACCAAACGTAAAAGGTATTGTAATAGATATTAATGCGGTACCAAGTGAATATAGAAGTAAATTCGTTAATCAAGGTTTGGTTGGATTTAGGGTTGAATATTTAAATTCTGACGGTACTAAAATACCTAATTTTTATAGAATTGTAACATCATCTTTTTATTGTGAACCAATTTTAACTGAACAATCAAACACAACACAAAAGGCGATTAGATATAGATATGTTGAAACAGGAAGTGATTTAATTTTTTGTACACTTACACCATCAGCATCACCAACAAATAAACCAAACGCAACTCCATTCATTGGTCAACCAAATCAAAGTATTATTATAACAAACACTTTTTTTAACCCAATGACAATAGACATTCAAATGGCTGAACATGATTTGGATACGATTGCGTTGGCATTGTATGGTAATCAAACAAAAAGCATTGAAGACGGGATTTACACAATTTATGATAGTGGTGGTAATATTTACAGACAATATAATTTATTTGAAGTTAGGGATAGCTTTAATGAATTACTTTATGAAGTAAGACAAGATAGAAATAACAACATAGATTTTAGTAAAAACTTTACAAATATTATTAGTTAATAATGGCAAAGAAAAAATATTTTTACCCACCAGCACCGCCAGTAGGGTCTGAAACATTTTCAGACGACTTAGTTGGTTTACAGTTGGTTAAGGGTGGTGGATTAACAACAGGTGTGTTTGAGTTTACGCCAAACATAGGTGATAAATCGAATAGAAATTTTGATTTAGGGGTATTTTCTGATCCTGTAAGTTTAGATAGTTTAAACATCCAAAGTATTGACAGTCTTAAAGCGATAGTCCAACAAAACTTTAAAGTTTATCCTAATTTTGATTTTTCACAGATCACTAGTTTTACTACTTACGGTTCTTTACAAAAAAGAATTTCGGTGGCTGTTGTTAATGTTATTAATAATTTCCCCGCTGGTTTACTAATTAATAAAGTAAAAGTTGGTTCATATGTTGCAAATACAGCCTTTAATATTGAATACGACCAAATAAGGGATGAAACAAGTTTTGAAATAAATGCGGATCAAATTAAAAACCCATTAGGTATTGATTATACTAAAAACGCAAAAAGATCAATAGAAACCAGTACGATACCACTAAGTAAGTATAGAAATTTTACAGGTAATTTTGAAAAGTACTCAATATATGTATCACCTAATGAATCTTATGAAATTACAGACTTTGAACCAACAAAAACATTAAATGACGGGACTTTATTTTTTACCGTTAAAGGAAATCCATTTCAATCACAACCGACATGGTCTGAAACTTTGTTAATTAGATTAAACGATGAAACTATTGAAAAAGTATTTAACGAAGATTTTGATGAGGTTGAAAAATTTCTTTTAAATAGAAATACAACACCAAAATACAGTGCTAATTTCAAATACCAATATTTTGACAATGATGGTAGGTTAATTGAATATGAAAAAACAATATCTTGGCCGTTAGGTGATCCTTGGAATATTGATATATCAAGTAATTCTTTTGATGTATACTTAAAAGATTTAAATGATGTTGCTGAAAATATGGACGCAACCAAAACAAATTTAATATCAAGATTTCTTACCACAGGTTCTTTTAAAGATTTCGATACTGTAGACCAAAGAATGGAAAAAGTATTACAAATATATGGTAGAAGTTTTGATGAAACAAAAAAGTTTATTGATTCATTGGCGTATATGAATTCCGTTAATTATGATGTTGGGAACGATATACCATCACAGTTATTAAAGAATTTAGCACTTACTTTAGGGATTAATACAAATATATCAAAAATTTCTAATGAAAGTTTGTTAGGTTCTGTTTTTAACACATCAAGTAAGAAAACCTATCCGGGTATAGAAAAATCGGACACCCCTTTAGAGTTGGATTTCCAATACTATAGAAATCTAATTTTGAACGCTTCTTACATGTTTAAAAGTAAGGGTACAAGACATTCTTTAGAATACATTATGAGAATGATTGGGGCTCCTGATGCTCTTGTTGAATTTAATGAAATTGTTTATATAGCGGATGCCCCGATAAACATTAACAAATTTGAAGAACAATATGCTTGTATTTCGGGTGGTACCGTTGAATTAAATATAGCAACTTTTGACCCCGACAATACGTTTAATATACAAGGTTTACAATATACGGGATATACAAACATTTCGGCAATAAAAAGAATAACAAATAATTTAGAAGATTATGGTATTGATAATTTTGGATACCCTAAATCACCAAGAGCAACAGAAGGTAACTTTTTTCAAAAGGGGTCTGGATGGTTTGAACAAACACCACAACATAGGTCTGAAGAAGAAATAGATTTAAAAAATTCATCTTTTAATAATACAAACCCCTTTATTACATCAAAGATTAAAACAAATACTTTTGGTCAGGATTACATGAATAAGTATAGAAGTTTTGATGGGATGATTAATGTTGGATACACATTAACTAAAACTTCGGATAACCAAAAATCTTGGCCATCTGAAATGATAGGTAATAGGTCTAACGATAAAAATTTTAATGGGGTTAACTACAAGGTTAATAACGATAGGTTAGTTATTAATTCTAAAAACATTGAAATGTATTTAAATATGGGGCAAGGGATAACTTACGATGTTTGGGAAACATCCGTGAAATATGATTACCCAATCCCAAATACACCATTAACGGCACCTTATCCAGCACCTGGTAATGTCGATTGGACATCAATTAATCCAAAACCTAAAGAAAAGACGTTTTTTGAGTTTGCTCAAACATTTTACAATAATTTTATAAACGTAAGAAATAGACAAACAATTTTTGACGGTAAAACAGGTGGATACCCAACACTACAATCTGTATTTTGGAGATACCTTCAATCTGAAGAAACGGTGGGGATACCAACAAATAAGTTTACATACCAAAAAATGATTGATTTTACTTTGGGTATCGGTGATTATTGGCAAAGACTATTAGAACAAGTTGTTCCAGCAACCACACTTTGGTTAACAGGCCAAAAAATGGACAATTCAATCTTTCATAGACAAAAGTTTGTTTGGAGAAGACAACGTGGTTGTGTATTTGTCCCTGTTTCTTGTATACCATGTAAATACGATGGAAAATTATTTGCATATGATTGTATAGACCAAACGGTTAAATGTAGTTTCCCGAATACGAATGGACCAACAATTTTGTCTTACGTGTTAACTAAAATTATAACTGATAATGGGTTTAATCAAAACCAATGTGATCCAACAAGTATTGTTTCAACTTGGTTTGTTGAATGTAAATTAGATAGTGATGTTTTAGTGCAGGAACAATTTTATGTTGGGTACGGAAATAACGACACACCAACAAATTTACAAATTTTAAATGCAATAGACGACAAATTAGAAGGATTATATAACTACGGATTAAATTATTATTTTTCTGGAAATCAATTAGTGATTAGTAATTCAAGTTGTTATGATGACTTCACAAATAAAAAACTATACCTAAATATAGGTGTAGACATACAAATAAATTGTAATTAATAATATAGAATGGCTTGTGTATCAGGTTTTACATTAGGTGGGTACTATAATTATATAGACTGTTGTGGTTTAAATCAAACAGGTTTATCACCTGGCCTTGAAAGTGTGTGTGTTGACGTAATATACTCAGGTTCGGCCGTAGGGGTGTACTTAGAACCAACAAGTGCATGTACAGATAGTTGTAATTACGGACCTTTAAGTTATAATTTCACAGTTACGGGGATTTGTGATAGCGGGTACGGTAATTTAACAATAAATGGTTTTGGTGGGACACTACCTTATACTGTGGATAATGTTATTCCTGGAACTTTAAGTGGACAAACGGCTAACGGCCCATTTAATTTTACCGGACTTACAGGTGGTACTTATGTTTTTAGGTTAAATGATACGTTAGGGTTACAAAATAATGAATTATATATTAATGTTAACATCAGTAATTGTTTTAATGCTAATATATATAATGTTAGTGGAACAACATGTGGTGGTAATAACGGTTCTTTTAGTTTAAGTGCAACATCATCAGCCAGCCCTTATAATATTGTTGTTTATAGGGATAATTCATTTTATGGGTTATACACCACAAATACTTTCCCATATTTGGTTAGTAATCTAAGTGACGGTATTTATTATGCGACTATATACGACTATGGATCAACAACTGCAGACACAGAAAATGTCATAGTTTCGGCAAGCACCAGTGTCGATTTTGGGTTCTGGAAAGTAAACACATCAACATGTGTAATAGATAAAGGTAAATTAGCCATAACCGGTATTACTGGAAATGGTCCGTATACATACTTATGGTCAAACGGTGAAACAACACAATTAATTACGGGATTAACAATAGGAACATATTCTTGTACTGTAACTGATAGTTTAGGTTGCTCGACAACAAAAAATGAATCTATAGGGCAGGCACAACCTTTAGGTTTAGGGTTACTAACTTCGGATAATCCGTCTTGTTTTTCTTCTGATGGGACTTTAAATTATACATTAACAGGTGGAACTGTACCTTTTTATTATTCGGCAAGTACATCACAAGTAGGATACACATTATCTGACACGTTTTCGATAACTGGTTTGTCTAGTGGTGGTTATAGTGTGGTTGTTAGGGATGCTAATTTTTGTGAGACGATTCTCGGTGGGTTTTTAAGTCCTGTAAATGGGTTTAATGTTGTTAACACTGTCATTACGAATTCAAATTGTGATATTAATAACGGGTCAGTTTATGTTGAAATACAAGGGTTAAGTGGGTATTACGCGTACGCACTATCAGGACAAAATACTAATCAATTATATGGTAATGTATCTCAAAATCAAAATTACACTTTTAATAATTTACCAAACGATACATACCTATTAAGTATTTCTGGATCAGGTACAGAATGTTCATATAGTACATTTTTAAATATTAGTTCTGTACAAAAATTTGATTTTACAGCAACAACAAGTGGAGCGACTTGCTTTTCTTCGAATGGATTTATTAAAATTGATGTTGGTACTGGATATACGGGTGTTTTAGACTACCTTTTAAGTGATGGTCAAACAATATTAGATACTAATTTGACATCATATACCTTTAATAACTTAACCGAGGGGTTATATACGGTTACGGTTACGGATGAACAAGGGTGTTCAGTAAAAAAAGACATTAATGTAACAACTGCTGGTAATTTGGTTGCAAATATTGTAACAAATGATTGTGTTAATGGGGATGACGGAACTGCGGAGGTTGTTATATATGAAGGTAAACCAACCTTTGAATATGATTGGTCTGAAAATGTCTGTTGTTCACAAACAGGTAGTACTGTGACAGGACTTACTGCCGGAACATACACTGTTATTGTTACAGATTCAAACGGATGTACTGCGACATTACCTTTTAGTATTAATTGTTTAACAAATATAGTTAGTAGTTATGGTGTTTATAACATATGTGAAAATTTATTTACAACAACTACAGGGGCTAAAAGAGGGTTTTTAGAAATGTTGGGTGAAGGTTATCTTGACATAACTGACGGATACACTGGGTGTAGTTTGAATTCTGCGGAATACATATGTAATTTAGAAATAAGTGGAATATCATATACCGAAAGTTTTTATACTGGATCAACGAACACCGACGTACCATCAGATTTATTATGGAAACAAACAATAGAAAACATATTATCAGGTATAAGTGATGTTGAATCATACACATTAGATACTATTAACAATACATTACAAATCATATCATCTTGTGACGGTGACTCAAATCCTTTGGCGGATGTTGAAGTAAATTTATCATTAACAATAGTGTATGATGTGAGTTGTATAGAAGAAATACCTTGCCCATAAACTAAAATTAATAAAATAAAATTATGTCATTTTCGGCAGTAACATGTTTATCTTACACAGGAACAACACCACTTGGTGGGGTTATGAATATATATAGTGATTATGATGGGTTTACTACCCCAATACAAAGTAGTATAAATTTATCAGCAATAACCGGCAATGAATGTCCGTATTATATTGAAGTACCCAACGGAACAACACAAATAAGAATATTAGATATATCGACAGGGTGTTATTGTGATACTTTTGTGCAGTCTAATGATTTATGTGTTAGTTGTGAATTGGATTTTAGTAGTTATAGTGCATCGACTGTTGGTAGAATTGTTGCTGGTAACCTTACAGGTGCTTGCGAATCAAACATTACTGATTATAGAATATTTTGGTATGAAACAGGGGATACTACAAATCCTGTTTATGTTTCGGGAAAGGGTTCTGAATTTACACCATATTCTTTTACGCATCCATTAACGGGCACTAGTTCTATATTTGCACAAGCAGGTACATATGTACCTATCATTGATAAAATAAAATTAAGTGGTCTAACTTTTTCACAAACAGGGGGCACAGGTAATATCCCCGCAGAATTAGAATGTTTTGATTTAACAACAGTAACTGTAGACGCGTTTACTTGTGGTAATGGTGATAGTAGTGATAACCCATATTATGAACATAGGGTAAATTTTTTATCAGCATCTGTTGGATCGACACCACAGGCTTTGGAAGCAACATTTCTTTTTACGGGTATTACTGATTATTTCGCTTGGAAGTTTAAAGGATTTGCTGTTGAAGATAGATTAAGATTAACATATATTGGTTCCGCATATTCTGAAGAACTTTTAATTGAAGACATAACAGTTGGGTCTAACTTAATTAGATCCGATTTTAGTTTAAATAAATTTCCAAAAAGTGCCGATACTATTTCACAAGCAACATACCTTAAAAAGGTGACATGTTTAACTGGTTTAACTAGAAACATAGGAGACTCTTTAAGAATTGAAGTCATACCAAATCAGTTTAACAATGAAACTAATTGGGATTTTTATTTTACATGTTTAAGTGGTTTTTCACAAGATACTTGTATTTTAAATAATTTTCCTTATAAAATTTCCGCATCAACAATCACAACAATTACCGGTGGATGTAATTCCAATACAGTATCATTTAGTGTTAGTGCTTGTAGTAGAAGTGCTGATGATTTTAGTAAATATATTGCAACTGACGGGTCTTTTATCTTAAGTAATAATGTGCCTTACTATGATGTTAGCATGTACGGTTCCGGTGTTAATAATTTAATAGGGGTGGGTAATTTTTTATATTTAAATACAATCCAAGCATCTGCAACTAACCCTTATTATACCACACCTGACATCTGTGCTGCTAGCTCCACAGGAACAATAACATTTAAAAAATATATTAGTGGAGGAACATTAGGTATAATAGACATTCAGTTTACAGATTTTACGGATTTTAACGCATATTATAATTCATATTTAAAGGCAATTACTGGTACAACAACCACCACAGGTATTTGTGCTACTTCATCAGGCCCATGGAGCGGGACTCCAAGTGATCCAACAGATATTAGATATTACAGATATCTTTATTTGTCACTACCATCCACCACAGGTACCAGTATATGTGGTTCAGATGGGTCTACAGTTAAACAATACCTTTTACATACTGGATCAGTTGTTACAACTGGCATAACTGGTAGTGATTATACTTTAAGATTTACAATGCCGACGGTTTATGATGGTTTAACATATGACCCTAATTGTAGTATACAAGGAAATGTATTATCAGTTGTTAATACTATTAATACACAATCTACAGGGACAACAAATAATTATACTGGAACAACAACTGTTAGTTCTAGATATACAAATCCTGTTGCTTATGTTTATGCTCTGTGCAGCGGCACAACATCACAAACAGGAACGACATCAGTAGGATACATATATATACCAAAATATATAAATGAAACAATTGTTTATAGCGGAACATCACCAACATTAGTAAATTCATTAAGTGGTAAAACATTTAATTTTGATACATCTGGTTTTACTTACCAAGCATCATCAAATAATTTAGGTTATTATGGAAGGTATAATTACTATTATACTGTAAAATTAAATAACCCATCAGATAGAAGGGATTTTGAAATTTACACTAGATCATTAACCGGTATAACAACATCAAGTGAATTCTTAATATATAGTTACACAGGGACTACAAGTGCATACACAATTCATGACTCAACATACTTTATATTATGACAAGTCAACTTATCATATCAGGTGAAACAGGTGGCACACCACCCTATAGTTTTTATGTTTGTGACGAATATATGAATACTTGTTTTTTGCTTGGACCTACAGGTGGAACATACACCTTAAATTCCTTTTTTTCTACTGCACAAACATTGATAATAAAATTGGTTGATAGTACTGGGTGTTTTACTTTTAAATATGTTTATTGTACATTAGATACCTTCTTTATTTTAACTGAGAACGAACTCATAATAACCACTGAAAGTGGGGATGGATTAGTTTGGATATAAAATGATTATTGAAATAACAGGTGTAACAAATGGGGTCGGTCCGTATGACATATATCTTTGTAATTGGGATTTAACCGGTTGTTTTTATATATCGGGAGTAACTTCAATACCACCAAATGTTTTTATTAACTCTGATAATTATTTTCCTAAAGAAGGGTTATTAAAAGTTAGGATTGTTGATAATTATGGGTGCGTAGATTTGATTGATTCCCCTTGCGAACCAACACCAACACCTACACCAACACCAACACCTACACCAACACCTGTTTTATGTAGTATGTCTGGATATAGTTTTGAATTAAATAAAATAACACCAACCGCAACACCTACACCTACACCCACACCTACTATTGAACCTATTTTATGTAGTTTGTCAGGTTATACTTTTGAATTAAATATATAACAACACCGACTGTTATACGTAGATATTAAATATTATTTACACAAATTTTTTTTTATATATATTGGTAGTATGAAAATTTTTATACAAATCGCGTCTTATAGGGACCCCGAATTGATACCAACAATAAAGAATTGTTTATTGAACGCAAAAAATCCTGAAAGTTTAGTATTTGGTATATGTCGACAATATCACATAGATGATAAATTTGACGACCTTAGTGAATATGAAAATGATGAAAGATTTAGGATTGTTGATGTCCCATATTTAGATGCTAAAGGGGTTTGTTGGGCAAGAAATATGGTCCAACAGTTATATGATGGTGAAGATTATACTTTGCAGATTGATTCACACATGAGATTTGAAAAAAATTGGGATGAAACACTAATTAACATGGTTGTTGATTTACAAAAAAAAGGACATAAAAAACCACTTTTAACTGGATATGTTTCGTCTTATAATCCACAAAATGATCCCGAAGGTAGGGTTAATGTTCCTTGGAGAATGGTATTTGATAGATTCATACCCGAAGGTGCGGTATTCTTTTTACCTGAGACAATCCCAAATTGGGAAACGTTAACAGAACCAATTACATCAAGATTCTATTCCGCACATTTTTGTTTTACATTAGGAGTATTTTCAAAAGAAGTACAACATAACCCTAATTTTTATTTTCACGGCGAAGAAATATCAATAGCGGTTAGAGCATATACACATGGGTATGATTTATTTCACCCACATAAAGTTGTTATATGGCATGAATATACAAGAAACGGTAGAACTAAACAATGGGACGACGATAAAGAATGGTATAAAAAAAATGAAAAGGCCCATTTACTTAATAGAATGTTGTTTGGTATGGATGGTATAATGCAAGAAGGCCATGATGATATATACGGATTTGGAAAGGAAAGAACGTTAAAAGATTATGAAAAATATGCCGGATTACTTTTTTCAAAAAGAGCGGTACAACAATACACTATTAATAAACAATACCCACCAAACCCATATAATTATGAAACTGAAGACGAATGGGTAAACAGCTTTTCAACTGTTTTTAAACATTGTATTGACCTATATAAAGGTAGTTTAAAAGAATCTGATTATGATTTTTGGGCCGTAATATTTTTAGATGATAATGGTAATGAAATATTTAGAAAAGACGCCGATAAAAACGAAATAAACAACATTTTGTCAAAACAAGGGGATTTTGTAAATGTTTGGAGGGAATTTAATACAACAATAAAACCAACAGAATGGGTTGTATGGACACACACAACATCAAAAGGTTGGGGTGAAAGACTAACAGGAAAATTATGAAAATAGAAAAACCGGTCATTGTAACGGCATTGTTTGATATTGGTAGGGATACTTGGGATGGATATGAATTAGCATATGGTACATATCTTCACTGGATGAAAGCCCTATTAATGTACGACATGCCAATGGTTATTTATACTGATGAAAAATTATACGATGAAATTAAAAAAAATAGAATGGTTTGTGACCCTAATTTAGAAAAAACTATTTTTGAAATAAGAAAAGTTGAGGACTTGGTTGCTCATCAAATGTATTATGAAAAGGTAAATAGTTTAATGAATTCTGAAGAATTTAAAAATAAAATACATTTTAGGGTTCCAGAAATGACTAAACCATTATATAATATTGTAATTTTTAATAAACTTTTTTACATAAAAGAATCAATAATGAAAAAACATTTTGATTCTGATTTTTTTATTTGGGCGGATGCTGGGGTTCTGAGACATGAAATAAATCAGCCAATACCTAACTGGCCTAATTTAGAAAAAATAAATAACGGTTATTCAGATAAAATAACATTCTTTAATCACCAAGATACCGTATCATTAGGTGATTATGTTTTTCATTTGTTTTCACAGTATAGGTTTATTCACGGTGGTTGTTTTTTTGTGCCAAACAATAATACGATTGATAAATTAATTGCCGACTTTATTTGGTATATAGACATGTATTTAGAACAAGGTGTTGTTGGTAGCGAAGAAAAGTATTATGATTTTTGCTATAATCTAAACCCCGAAAGTTACAATATTGTCAAATCAGATTGGAGACAATATTTTAACATATTCTCATAAAACACTTCAATAAAATAAACTTTCGATTATTTATATAATAAAGTTTAAATCTGAATGGCTAATGTTGTTTTAAGTAGTTGTTGTTATAATCTAGTATATAGTGCCACGGGTTGGTCGTATAGTACGACCGTCGGTGATGGTTTTGAAATTACAGATGATACTAACATAATAAATGGGTGCTATACTATAGTGTCTAGTGGTGTCGGTAGTATACCTGTAATATTTGACGGGGTATCAATATCAAATGGTGGTTGTGGTTCTGGTGGTTGTAGTGACTATTGTGGGTCTGAAGATTTTTGCGTTAATATTTCTTTAAGTGCATTTACTGGATATAACGGGTCATATACTTTTGCGGGAAGTTATAATACTAATACATATTACAGTGGAATAACAAACAATGGTTACATTTTTTATGATGGTATAAAATGGTGTTTAAGTGAAACTTTAGGTGGTGAATGTGATTTTTTTGGGCAAAACCCGACAGAATCAACATCACCCGACCTTGACGAGACCATTTTATATAATGGAGTATGTGTACCTACACCAACACCATATGACCCTTGTTCTATACTTGATTTTGATGTATTAATAGAATGTGGTATTACACCATCACCAACAGCATCACCAACCGCAACACCAACTCCTACACCAACACCAACACCAACACCCGATGTTTGTGAAGGGTTTATTGTCGATATATCAACAGAAGAAATCACACCATCACCAACACCATCACCAACACCATCACCAACACCTTGTTATAACGTTATTGTGCCATCTGCGGATAGTGTTACTTATTTAATAGATACTGGTAAATTTATTTGTACAAGAACAAAAGAATTAAGTGAATGTGGTACGTTTAATAAATATTACGTTACTGAACCTATAGTGTTTAGCGGTATACCATTAAGTACTGGTACAACTTTCTTGGCGGTAATTAGTGACCAAATAAAATGTGTAACATACACTAAAGATTTATTTAGTAGTACAAATAGTAATCTTGAATTAATAATTACTGCATATACTAGTGATTGTAGTGTTTGTGTTACACCGACACCAACACCAACTGCAACACCGACACCAACACCAACGGCAACACTAACACCGACACCAACACCAACATCGTATCCTATGGGAACCCAATTTATATTTACGTCATGTACTAATAATTCAATGATAGTTCAAACCGCAACGCCACCACTAAATCTTTGTGAAACTAATGTATTAAAAGATGATAATGGTAATTGTTGGGTTTATGTCACAAATGTTGTTGGTTATTACCCAACAACAGGATTTATAGCAACAAACCAAGATGTGTTTACTGCTACAACAGCAACAACATATGTTGATTGTATAGAATGTTTTACACCTGAGCCAACACCAACACCTGTGTTTAAATCTTGGGAAGTTAAAGGTGAATATACAATTTCTTGTCCTGTTTGTGAATTGACTAACTTTGGATCACCAATAACAATCTATACGGAATACGGTGTAGAAACATTAACCGATGGTATATATGTGTATAAGGATAGTAGTTTAACAAGAAAATTAACTGTGGATTATATCAAATACCAAGATTATATCTATGAGGTTAATGATAAAACAGGTTCTTTAACACAAAAATGTAAAGTTAATGGATTTTGTAAATAAAATGGAAATTTTTAATAAATGATAAACGTAACAATAAATACGATAACTTTAGGAACTTCACCATACCACATATGGGTTTGTGATACGTGTTACGGTACTTGTCAATATATTGATACAATAACGACCATACCATATAGTTTTATATTACCTGAAACTTATGAAACTTATGAAACTTATACTATAAAATTAATAGATGATAATAATTGTACGTATTGTGAAACATTAAGTGTTTCAGATAAACTTTTCCAAGACGGATTAATATTTGAGTTCCAAGATGGTGAAGAATATAAATTTCAATAAAAATTATATAAAATAAAAAAATGGCAAGATTAACGGACAGGACATTAGCGGCATCAACGGCAATTACCCCAACAACCCTAATACATATTGTTTATACTGGGGACCCGTCACAAAACCCTGATGGGTCATCTTATAAAGCAGAATTACAACAACTTATAACTATTTTTGGTGGTACATCCGGCGGATCGGGCACCAGTGGTATTAATGGTACTTCGGGAATTAATGGAACTAGTGGTACTTCGGGAATTAATGGAACTAGTGGTACTTCGGGAATTAATGGAACTAGTGGTACTTCGGGAATTAATGGAACTTCAGGAACTAGCGGAATTAATGGAACTAGTGGTACTTCGGGAATTAATGGAACTAGTGGTACATCAGGAATAAATGGAACTAGTGGTACATCAGGAATTAATGGAACTAGTGGTACATCAGGAATAAATGGAACTAGTGGAATTAATGGAACATCAGGAATTAATGGTACAAGTGGAAGTAGTGGTACGTCTGGTGGTGGTGTCAGTATAAACCCATTTAACGACATAGGGTCAACAGGATCAACGGTAGTTTGGGACGTTTCCGGATTAAGTACAAATTATGAAGCAACACTAACGGCAAACACAACATTATCATTAATTAATGTAAGAAATGGTGAATACGGGACTTTGATAGTAATACAAGACGGTGTTGGGGGAAGAAGTTTATTTTTTAATCAAGTAAATGGTGCGTCAGGCACACATAAGGTAGCAAATGGTGGGGGACCTGTAGTACTAACATCTAATGGCGGGGCAACTGATATATTAACGTTCACATATAACGGCTCAATAATGTATTGGACAGTTGGTAATGATTATATATAAAAATTAACATATGAGTAGGCAACAATTCACGTCAAGAAATAATATAGGTAAAATCCTTACTTTTCAAAAGAGTGGGTCAACAAGTTTTTTCGAACCGACAATAGGGTTTGATGGGGGAGGGAGAGTATCATGGAGATTAGATAATGGAACAAATATTACACAAACCGCCGGAAATGGATTAACATATACCGGTTTTACATTAGACACCGATATTAGGACAATCCAAATTAGGGTTAATAGTTTTAGGAATACAAATAGTTTTATTTTTGATAATGATAATATATATGGTAATTTAGATTTAACACAATTATCTGGTTTTAGAGGCACCTTCAGAGTCAATACAAACCCAAATTTAACAGGAATTACTAACGGACCATCATCACAAATTTTTTCATCATATATTGCCTATTCTTGTAATTTAACAGGAAATTTAGATTTAACACCATTATCTGGTTTAGGTGGACAGTTCCAAGTTAATAATAATCCAAATTTAACAGGGATAACTCACGGACCATCATCACAAAATATTTCATCATATTTAGCAAATTCTTGTAATCTAATAGGAAATTTAGATTTAACGCCATTATCTGGACTCGGAGGTCAATTTTGGGTTAGTGCTAATAGTAATTTAACAGGGATAACTCACGGACCATCATCACAAATTTTTACATCATATTTAGCGAATTCTTGTAATTTAACAGGAAAGTTAGATTTAACGCCATTATCTGGTTTAGGTGGGCAATTTTGGGTTCAATATAGTACAAATTTAACAGGAATTACTCACGGACCATCATCACAAATTTTTACATCATATTTCGCAAATTCTTGTAATCTAATAGGAAATTTAGATTTAACGCCATTATCTGGGTTAGGAGGGCAATTTGATGTTTGGTTTAACTTTAATTTAACTGGAATAACACACGCAACATCGCCAAATAATATTACACGATATAGGGCAAACGATTGTAAATTAACCGGAACCTTAGATTTAAGAAACCTAACAAAATTAGGTGCTTCAACAACCGGATCAACATCAATTTTAAGACTTGATGGAAACAGTAGTTTAACAAATATATTGTTACCTACATCTACACAATATTTTAAAAACGAAAGTAATGGTTTAGGTAGTAGGGCATTTAGTTTATATGGTTGTAATTTAGACTATATAGACTTAACTAGTTTATCAGGCGCTACTTTAGTTTCTGGAACTACACAAGGACGTGCGGGAATCGATTTACAAAATAACAATATGACAACTACCGATGTTAATCACATATTAGTGGATTTTAGTGGAAATGCGACTTACAACCCAACAGGTTGGTCAAACATTACTTTAAATATAAGCGGAACAAACGCAGATCCTGACTCATCGAGCGGTGGATATAATGGTTTAGCCGCAATATCCTTTTTAACAGGGTCACCCTATAATTGGACAATAACTTATTAATTATGATTTGGAGATTAATATACACAAATACGGAAGTTATTGATTTGTTAGAAACAAATGGTATAACCGCAACACCCTATCAAATTTTTGAATCAAATACACAAGAACTTTGTTTTGATAAAATTGATGAATTAAAAATAACATATTACTACCCTTTGAATGAAAATGAAATATTATTATTCAGTGGTGGTACAAGAACAATAATAAATAAAGAAGATATTTGATGAGCCAATTAAGTGGAAATAGCTGTAATATTATAACAATTTTACCTTTAGGGGTTAAATGTAATACGGTTAACGCATCGACACCTGACGCAACTAACGGTGTGATCGCTTTGTATGTTACTGGAGGAACACCACCTTATAATATTACTTGGAATAATGGATTACAAGGATCACCAATTTCTAATTTATTACCTGGTAATTATACTGCCACCGTAACTGATTATTATGGTGATTTTACCGCAACAACTACATGTACTGTTGGGTATGACAGTTTTTATTTGGAAAAATTTCAAAATTGTAGTAACCCAAGTAATTTTATTTATTACTTGGCAAATTTACCATCGACATTTATAAATGGTAAAGTCTACAAATTAACAACACAAACAGGATGTTGGACTAGTAGTGGAACTACACTATATACAGGACAAACCTATATAAATAATTTTGCAAACACAAGTCACTCACCATATAATTCTTGTTTTAGGTGTTTACCTGTACCTTTACCCCCTATAGTTTACCCAAGTAAACTTTGTATGAATATTAAAGTATTAAAAATTAATGAACAAATTGATTTTAGTTCTGGAAGTACTATAAATGGTTACCCATCTTGGACAAGTTCCACACCAACATATACCATATATTATAATACGGGTATGACAAGATGGGAAATTTTAAATTGGTCCGGTAGTGGGGTACCAAGTTATAATTACCCTGTTGCTCCACCGGTCGGTACTTGGTCGGTTAATGGAGCACCATTAACAAACATAACTGTTAGTAGTGGCGAATGTGTAAGTACTCCGATGACACTTAAGATTAGTAAAACTAATCCATCTTGTGTTGGTGTTAATAATGGTGTTATTAGTGTTAATGTTTTGGGTGGGGACCCTGGGTATACGTATTCGTTAAACGGCGTTACATACCAACCATCATCTACATTTGTCGGGTTATCGTCAGGTAATTATACTGTTTATGTAAAAGATTCATCAAACAATATAATAACACAAACGGTAACTTTAACACCGGTATCTTCTGTAGTGAATTATGTCTTAAATCTGACATTAACACCTATTGCAACACAATCTATTACTAACACAACAACCGTAAAAACATGGTATTGGAGAATCGACGTATCACCAACACTACCACCAACAAAAACAATTTCATTTGATGTTAATTTTTCAGTTAATATGACGGGAACAACAAATGGGTCAAGAAGAACAATCACTTCTAATACTATTAGTGGTACCCCTATTAATACGTCAACACTTGGTGCACCTACCGTTGGTCCCGTAACTCAAACGTCAACAATAATAACTGACAAAGAGTGTGAAAGAACAACAATATCAACAAGTGCATACACCGCAACATATTCAGCATCAATAACCGGTAATGGATATATAACAGGAATAATTGATCAAGCAATATTTGTACCCACATCATTTAATAACAGATGTGTTTTAACAGCAACTATTAGTGACACAATGACAATTAATGTTTTATCATTGTTACCTAATGATTGCTCAACTATAAGTAATTTGGTTAACCCACAATATATGTCAGTTACAAAAAATGGGGTAGTAATATTAGCATAAAAAATAAAGAATAAAATTTATAAAATATGTCATACATAATAAAAAATACATCAGCACTAATTAACACGTTATTAACCGATGCTGCTAGAAAAAGAATATCGCAAGGTAGATTTGATATTGCATATTTCCAAATTGGTGATAGTGAAGTTTGTTATAATTGTGTCGATAATTTTAATCCTGTTGATTTTAACGTATTAATGCCACAATACAATGCACAAAATACTGCACCGATTCCAGAAAAGAATAGAATGCATATAAAGTATCCATTATTTTTGGACTCAACATCAGGAAGTACTTTTGGGGTCCCATTTGATAATTCATATATTGATAATGTTTATAATTCTGCAGCACCAAGAGGGTTTTTTACTGGTGACACAACAAACGGATTTAGTGCATTCACATCATCAGCATATACTATTAACCCTAATTTTGTTGCAGACAACACCACTTTATCCGGTAATGTTGTAACATTATCAGCAACAACCCTTTATCCGACTGTTAGTGGATCGGTTACACAAGGAATGTATATGGTTATGTTTGTTAATAATAGTTTAGAACCTATAACAACAAATACACCAATGTTTGTCTATAAAGTGGTATCAATAACAGGTAATAGCTCAACTGACGCAACAATAACAATAGAAGTTGATAGAAGTCTACCTAATTACGCTTTAATGGGATACGGAGGGTTTTCAAGTATTATGTTTTTACCTGAAAACATGACTGATTTATATGATACATTTACACCACAACCATATTGGGCAACTGACGTATTTAATTTTGAAACAAATTGTGATGTATCACAAAGAAATGTTAATGTTTGGAATATGAACATTCCATGGACCGAATCACCTGCAGGAGTCTTTAATTCAACATACCAAGATTTTAATTACTATAATTCTAAAAATTACACAAATACAAAAGAATATTTAGGGTATAATAGTAAAACCGGACAAGAAGATACTAGCGAAACGTTCTATTACAATTCATTTGCTGAAAAAATATCTGTACCGAGTGTTGACCAAAAAGCGATAGCAATACTACATTACACTAACCAATCGATTGATAATTTTTATGGTGAAAAGTTCGCATTTCAAGACTTCGATCCGGCTAACCCTAATAATACAGGACAAGCAAGAAACTTTAAAATATCTTTACCATGGTTAATGTGGCATAAAAATCCAAACGGAACTATAGGTGAAGATTTTTATGTTGACCCACCCGGATTTGCCGGTTTAAACTTGTTTCAAGTTTATTATATAGAGTCAAAAAAAGATATTAATTTTAATAACCCTGGTTTAAGATATTACCATCTTTGGGACACACACGCTAACACAACAGGAATTCCTAATAGGGTTGGTAAAGTTTTTCCTGACTTAAAAATGGTGGTATTTGATGATGACGAAATTGTCGCAACTTTAAATTATAAATCAAATAGAACTTGGACACTACCGGCACCTAAATTAGGTTTGGTTACACCAAACACTTTTGGTGGTGTTTTAGGTGGTACGACAGGTTTATTATCTGGTAATAGTGAAACACTATTTTTAACTTATAGATTTAACAGTACGGCATTTACCGATTCATTACATTGTAATTATTATACTACAGTCACAGGGAATGACCAAACTTTATTGGCTGGCGCGTCTGATATTATAATAAGATTTGGGGCTGAATTTTCTTTTTTAAATAATGATTTGTTAGCAACACCTTTAGGGTTTAATGCTAATAGTGTAAAAATCTTAGCACAAAAAGTTAGTAGTGGAACAACAAGACCTGACCCAACACTATGGAAAGAAATTGATGTAACCGACCAATTATCGGCCACAACTTCAAATGGATATATAACATATTCAGGACTTACAGGTACAACGATACAGTTAACAAAAAATATGTACGATACGGCATCATTGTATAATTTAAATAGTTATATTTCTTTACCGACCTTAAACCAAAATGGTGTAACTTTAAATTTTGGTGGGGAGTACTTGTTTTTTGGTACAATAACAACAGATATTCAAGCAACAATTTACGTTATGAATTTCTTAGTGAATTTAGGTCAAACACAGTTTTTTGATTCATCAAATCCAACATGGGATAAAACCAAGTCTATTTACGTGACCGAAGTTGCTCTTTACAATACAGACAAAGAACTTATGGTTATATCTAAGATACAGTCACCTGAAAAAAGACAAGGTATTCAACAGTATCCTATTAAATTGGATTTTTAAATTTTATGAACAAAAAAACAGATTTAAAGAACACACCAAAAGTTCTTGGATTAGACATTTCAACAAAGACAATAGGTTGGAGTTTATTCGATATTAAAACAGAAGAACTTTTAGAATTAACACATTTTTCCCCGGTTATTAAACCAAAACCTGAAGATAAAATAGAAGAACTTTTATTGAAGGTTGTTGCGTTTGAAGAAAAACTTGAAGGATATAAAAACTTAGGAATTACTAAAGTTGTTATTGAAGAACCCTTACTAAATTCTAATAATATTTGGACAGTAGGTGTCTTATTAAGATATAATTCAATGATTACTAAATCAATATATGATATTTTAGGAATTGTTCCATCCTACATATCTACATATAACTCAAGAAAATTTGCTTGGCCTGATCTTGTACAACTGAATGATAAAGGTAAATATGTTCTTTTTGGTGGACTACCAAAGGACATCGACAAAAAAGATACTATTTGGAAAAAAGTATCAGAAAAAGAACCACAAATTAAATGGCTTTACACAAAAAACAATACACTTAAAAAAGAATGTTTTGATATGGCCGATTCATATACTTGTGTTTTGGGGTATATGAAACAAGAAAAAATTTGGTAATCATTTTTTTTTTGATTTTTTATTATATTTATATATAAATTAAAAAAATTATGAAAAATATTTTATCTGAAATCACACAACAAGAAAAGAATAGAATTCTTGAAATGCATAAAAAATCAACCAAAAGATTTTATTTGTCGGAAGACATAACACCTAACATTGACCCAAAAACTGCCGATGAGGCACAAAGAATTGGTGAATTTGTTAGAATTTTTAAAGGTAAAAAAATTAATTTTTATTTACCAGGTGAATTTGATCTTCCATTATTTCAGTTAGAATGTAATAATATTATGTTTAGTGAAAGAGGTAATCATATTTTTGTTACTGGTGTTGGTTATAAAACAATGGCTGATAACGATCTAAGAATAGGTGATGTAAAATTAACATATATGTGTGATGGTTCTAACAATTTTACTTTAGAAGTTACTAAAGAAGATGGTACTATATTACAACAACTTGGTAGGTTCTTCGTTGATTTTGTAAAAAATAAATACAACGACAGCTGGAAAAGACTTGTAACTTATCATGCTAAAATTAAAAATAGAAATACTCAAAAAACTGACCAAGAATTGGCGACTGCTATTTCAGTAGACGCTGATATATTACTAAACAAATTCCCACAACCAAGAGTTGAAGGAGGTACCGATGGTGATGGTAAAGACATGATATCTTATATTCAAAATTACATGTGTAGTTATAATAAAGAAGGAAGGGCAGTACAAAAAGCCGCCTTTGCATCCACAAATAACAAAACAGACCAAAACGTAGCTTAAAAATAATAACCCACCCCAAAAAGGTGGGTTTTTTATTATTTGACAAAACCATACCATACACCTATCTTTTAAGTATGGATGACGAATCATTATTGATAGACTTAATACAAACGATTTTTGGGGAACCTAAAAACGTTAACGAATATTCAGGACAAATTTCTGTAGATTGTCCGGTGTGTTCCTACGATATTAAAGGACTATCAAAAACGGACGGTAAAGGAAATCTTGAAATAAATTACCAAAACCATGTTTATAAATGTTGGGCATGTGCTGAAACACACGAAACTCACGGACATTTAGGTAAACTAATTGATAAATATGGGTCAAAAAAAGATAAGAAAACTTATAAGTTAATTAGACCTGATAAGTTTGAAAAAAAAGAAAAGGTATATAAACAATTACAATTACCTAAAGAATATAAAAAATTTGATGAAATACATCCATTACATATCCCAAGAAAGGAAGCATTCAATTATCTAAAAAAACGAGGGATAACACAAGAAATAATTGATAAATATCAGATTGGTCTTTGTATTGAAGGTGAATATTCAGGTAGAATAATTGTACCATCCTTTAATAAAAAGGGTGATTTAAATTTTTTTGTATCAAGATCTTGGAACCCAAAATCAAAACTTAAATATAAGAACCCCGAAGCGGCAAAAGACTTTTTAATTTTTAATGAAAGTTTAATTGATTTTAATAAAGACATATACATAGTAGAAGGTGTGTTCGACTCTTTCTTTTTAGATAATTCAATCGCATTGCTTGGAAAGTTTATAAATGACAATATGTGGGAAAAACTTTATACGAAGGCAAAAAAAGATATAATTATTTGTCTTGATGGGGATGCTTATGATGATGCAAAAAAACTATACGATAAACTAAACGGTGGTGTCCTTTATAACCGAGTAAAACTTGTTAAATTACCAAAAGACAAAGATGTGTGTGATTTAAAGGGTGACATAACACCATATTATATACAAGAAAAAGAATGAATTTAAAAAAAATAGCAGAAGAAATAAGAGATATCTTATCTGAAAGACAAAAAGAACTATGTTTAACTTTTGAGGAAGAAAAACATAGATATACAATGAAAGACGTTGATGGGGAAATAAAAGATAATTTCCCTTCAGTATCTAAAGTAATGAAATTGTTTTATGATGAGTTTCCAACCGAAGAAGCGGCAAGAAACGTCGCCAAAGGTGACCCATACGTAATGCAAACTTTATTGGAAGAATGGGCCGAAGCGGGTAGAGTATCAACCAACATGGGAAGTAGGGTTCATTACGAATTGGAAATTGAAACTATCAAACGACACGGAATCATAAAAGAAGTTAGACAACCAATTTATGCCTGTGATATGGAAATGATAATGAAGGGTGATCGTATGATAAAGGCCGGTAATAGGTTCTTAAAACTAATGGAAGAAAGAGGTGCGGTTTTATTGGATACGGAGATTGTTTTAGGTGACCCGGAATTAGGATATACAGGTCAACCCGATAAAGTTTGGATTATGTTAAATAAACAACAGACAGGGTTTGGTATAGTAATCACCGATTGGAAAACAAACAAAAAGAAAAATATGGAATCCAACGACTATACAAAACCGATGAGGGAGCCATTTAAGTTTTTACCGAATAACGCTCTTGGACACTACAACACACAATTACCTTTATATGGTAAATTATTAATTAAAATGTTGGAAGGTTCTAAATACGAAAACATTCCATTTTATGGTTGTGTTATTGTTCATTTAACCGAAGACCAAGATTTTACTGAATATAGGGTAGAACGAAAAGTTATTGATACCATATTAAATATGGACATTAAAGAACGTTTGACAAAATAAATAAAATAAATTATATTTTTAAAATGGAACCAGATATAACAATTAGGTGGTGGTATAATACCACATGGGATAATCAAACAGAAAAAATAAACGTAAAATATATCATAAAATGATGGACGACATCCTAAAACCAAAAATTAACCTTAAAGAACAACCAACAGTACAGTGCGGTGAATGTAAATCCACTTACTTTAAAGAAATTGTAATGTTAAAAAAAGTTTCTAAAATTTTAACAGGTGGACCTGAAGATACGTTAGTACCTTTCCCGACATATATGTGTAATGAATGTGGTCACGTTAATGCCGATTTTAAATTATTTGATTAATCATGGAAATTGGTAAAATGACCATAAGCGAAGCGTATCCACATTTGAAAGTGATAGCATATGCGTACGGTCTAAATTTAAACAGAGCAAAAGAATTTAAGTTTGCTAGAATTATTTTAGTTAATTTATATAATCGAGAATTAAATTAAAAAACATGGGAAAAAAATTAGTATGGTTTGAATCTTATACAACAATTTGTAAGTATTCTGCCGAGTTAACAGACGAAGAAGCAAAACTTTTTGAAGAAGATGAAGATAAATTCTACGAAGAAGTTGATTTTAGAGGTAACCAAGAATTGGAATGGGACAAAATCCAAGACGAAGATGAATACGATTTTGAAATAGAAGAAGATTAGTATGACACATAAAGAATTTTATATTTGGTTAGAAGGTTATTTATACGGTAAACTTGAAGATAAACACATCAATATTAGTCCGATTGTTGAAAAAATGCAAGAAGTAAAAGACGTGGACCCATTTTTTCCAAATCCAAGAACTACAGTACCAAGATTTGAACCAGTGCCATTACCACCAAACCCATTTAACCCACCATATGAAATATATTGTGGAACAAATAAACAAGACGACGAATCAAGTCACCCAACAAAAACAGTAATATGAAATTAAAAGAATTAATTGAAATTGTAGAATTATCTAGAAATGATAATGGTTTATATATGGATAATCTTTTGTATGGTAAAAATTTAGAAAAATACAAAAAGATTATAATGAATACTGACGAATTTAAAGAATGCGATTCTTTAGAAATTCTCGAACACCCTTTAGTTAAAGATAATAATGGTGAAATATTAACAACATCTACGGTTAAGTTGTCAGATGTTATGAAGTTTAAGGGTAAATGTTATTTATTATCATTGGCATTAACACCTGTAATGTACGATCCAAATCAATTAATTAAACCTGTTAAGAATGGTGCCGCCATGGGACCAGTAATTTATGATCCAATGACATTTGAACCAAGAAAACATATTTTACTAACTTGGACACCCGAAATGGCTCAAGATTTATTTGAAGGTACTAATAATGAAGAAACATTGAGAAATGATATTCACAAGTTATTAGATGACGTATTGGACAACCCAGAAGAATACCAAACTAAAGGTTTTAGGGGTTTATTAGTTAGGGGTTTGTTTGAAGTTATTGAAGATGGTGGGGATACCGAGGTAAACCATTATTATATTGATTTAAAAAAGAATGAATCAGACGCTAAAGAAACAAATGAAAGACTTGTCAATATTTTAAAAAAAAATAAGGAACTTGAAGACAGAATTTTTGCGGAAGAAAAATATATGGTTGAAGTAAATAAACTTACGAAACTTAAAAAAAGAAAGTAATGGTGATAAAAAAACTAGTACACTTTTCTGATCTTCATGTAAAATTATTTAAAGATCACGACCAATACCGAAAGATTTTGGAGGACGCAATTAACAAATGGGAAGAAATAAAACCCGACCGTATTGTCTTTACCGGTGATTTAGTTCACTCTAAAAATCAGATGACACCAGAACTTATTGAGTTTGTTGCTTGGATATTAACTGAATGTGCAAATATTACAAAAACAATCATTATACCTGGTAATCATGACTTTTTAGTGAATAATATTGATAGGTTAGACGCTTTATCTCCGATTATCGACTCATTAAATAACAAAAACATTGTCTATTACAAAGACAGAGGTGTTTATGAAGACGATAATGTTAGTTGGTGTGTGTATTCGCAGTATCAAGGAAATATTCCACCTGACATTTCAGAAGCAAAGGGTATAAAAGTAGGGTTGTTTCATGGACCAATACAAGGAATGACGACAGACTTAGGTTATGATTTTGGTGACCATGCTTATGATACAGAAAAGTTTGATGGATTAGATATTGTGTTATGTGGCGATATTCACAAAAGACAAGAATTTAAGTTTAAAACAGGGAAAGGGTATATGATCGGATCACCAATCCAACAGAACATCGGTGAAAGCATCAGAAACCACGGTTTCGGAACTTATGATTTCGGAACTAAAGAATATACATATACGGATCTTGAAAACCCAAAACCGTTTTTAAAGTTTTCGATTAAGTCTTTTGAAGATATAGAAAATGGAACTGAAGTACTCAGAAATATTTAATAAAACCATATTGAAATCAGTATCTGAATATTGTAAACTAAACGGTATTGAAGATATTGATGGGTTTATTAAAAAATGTTTTGATACTGGATTTAATATAGAGAAATACGGACTTTTAGGAAAAACACTTAATGAAGGTGAAAAACACTTAAAAACGGGTATTGTTGGTGAAAAACAGGTAGAAATTGAGGTAATCCGTGAAATACGGGTGGAAGTACCTGTCGAGATTATCAAGGAGGTAGAAGTAATTAAGGAAGTTCCAGTAGAAAAAGTTGTCACAAAAGTAGAATATATTAGTGACAAAAGTGGTGAAAACGAACTAATCGGAAAAATCGAACAGTTGGAGCAAAATATTTTCCACTTAAATGAACAAATAGAATCAGAAAGGAAAATTTTTTCCACTAAAACAGAAGAAATGGAAAATAATTTCCATTATGAAATATCTAATAAGGATAAAGAGTTAGACGAAGTTAGACGTAATTTAGATATAAAGTTAGATGAAAATAAAATGAAACTATTACAAGACACCATACAAAACCTCAACACGGAAATAAGAGAATTGAAAAATAAAAATGAAGAATTAAATAAAAAATTGTTAGAACAACCAAAACAACTTGGCAATATTCCCGCCAAGTTTCACGGAAGTTCTAACCTAAACGATGACTTATATAGATAATATGAATTTACTAATTTGGGCCATAGTTGCCTACGGAATGACAAACATTTTGGTCTACGGATCAATTTTCAACGGATTAAGAAATAGAATCCATAATTGGGGGAACAACGAACTTGCCATATTCAATGGGATAGGTAACTTTTTGTCAGGGTTAATATCTTGTGTATTGTGCACATCAACATGGGTAGGATTCTTCCTTTCTTTGGTGTATTTTTCACCTAATACAGATATTATTGGACTTAATAAATTTTTATCTGTATTTTTTGATGGTATGTTGTCCGCAGGATTTGTGTGGGGAATAAATGCGATCATAGAATGGTTTGAAGAAAATAGACCGACTAATAATAACTAATAATAACTAATAATAACTAATAATAACTAATAATAACTAATAATGGGAAAAGCGGCAAAGGCTCATAGAGCAAAAGTGGCGAAAAGAAACGCTAACTTGAAAGTACAAGAAAAAAGAATGCAAAAAGTTTGGCAAGAAGCATTCCAAGAACAAATGGATGCTATGAAACAAAAATTCGAAGCAATGTCTGGTGAAACAGGACTTTTAGATGGTGAAGATAAACTTGATAACGTTATTGATGAACTTAATATTTTAGAAGGAAAATTAAGTAACGAAGACAATATAGATGTTGATGGTATTCAGTCAAACATTAATAATATTGCAAATATATTAGACATAAACTTAGATGAAGAAAAATCACAGGAAGGACAAGAATCAACTGAATCTGTTCGAGGAGAGTAAACCATTTAATTATACAAACATGACAAAAGAAATAAACTTTACTAAGTTTGAAAACCCGTACATCCAAGTTGTTTGGGAAGATATTAATGAGAATTTTACACAAGACAGAATTAAAAGTGTAAAACACTACTTCCAAAAAAAATATAACACAACCAATGTTAATGTTATTACCAAAGTAAAAACAACACAGGAAGAAACGGAACAAACTGTTGACGTATCGGTAAACATTATGGATACCAACTACCAAGTCGATTTATTAAAACAATACTTGGTAAGTAAAGGATATGAAAACTATTTAGATACTATTTTATCACATAATAAAATGGTTGAAAATAAAATGCAAGAAAATGAAACAGAAACGACTGTTTTTAAAAAATGGTATATAAAAAACATTGAATTTTCTAACTTTTTATCTTACGGAGAAAACCAAAAAATAGATTTTGAAAAATGTAATGGTTTGACTGTTATTGAATCTAACCCGCCAAATTTTGGTGGTAAGACAGTATTATCTGTTGATTTACTATTGTTTTTATTCTTTAATGAAACAACAAAAACAACTAAAGCTGAAGAAATTTTTAACCGGTTTACAGATAAAGATAAAGTTACTGTAAAAGGTGAAATTGTTATCGACGGTGAAGAATATATTATCGTTAGGAATATAGAAAGAAAAATGTCTAAAAAAGGTGAATGGAATGTTAAAACGGAATTAGACTTTTTTAAAAAATTGGCTGATGGGACTTTACAAAACTTTACTGGTGAACAAAGAAGGGAAACTGAAAAATTCATTAAAGAATCTATTGGAACTAAAGATGATTTCCTAATGACCATACTTACAACGGCAACAAATCTTGAAGAATTGATTGACGCAAAACCAACTGCTAGAGGACAGGTACTAACTCGTTTTATGGGGTTAGAGTTTTTAAAAAGAAAAGAAGAAGCCGCAAAATTAATATATTCCGACTTTTCAAAATCAATGTTATCTAACATTTACAATACCGAACAATTAAAAACAGATAACGAAAACAACGAAACAAAAATTACCGAGTTAAAGTCTAATATTGAATCATATGGACTTGAATTGGTAAATATTGATACAAATCTAACAAAAGGTAGGGATTATCGCGACGACATGATTTCTAAAAAACACACAGATATTGACGTTGAGTTAAGTAGATTAAACCCAAGCCAGGTTAAACAAGATATTGAAGGACACGAGTATCAGATTGAACAAACAAAATTAAAACTTAATGAACTTAAAGTAGTTGAACCAAAAGAATACTACAAAGAGGATGAACACGATAAAACTAAAGAAGAATATTCAAGACTTAATAAAGAGTTAATTCAGATTGAAACAAAAATAGAAGAAGTTGAGAAACTAAAGAGTTCTGTTGAGGGTGGAATCAAATGTGAACATTGTGGGATCAATTTAATGAATGCTAGTATTACACAACAAAAAATATCTGAACTTGATGGTTATATCATGCAAAAAGACAATGTTTGGACCACAATGCAGGTTTTATCAGGCATAGAACAAACGTTTGTCAGGTTGAAAAAGGATTTTGATGAATATGAAAAAAACAAACTTATTAAAGAAAAGTACGATGCGACAATTGAAAACTATCAGTTAAAAATACAAGGACTTCAGACAAAACTTACTGAATACGATAAGATGCTTGATAAGATAAAAGAAAATGAACATATAGATAGTATGTTAATTAAGGCTAATTTAAGAATTGAAGATTTAGAAAGACAAAAGACACAAAAACAAACACAAATTAATAGTGATGATTATTCAGTTAAATCTTTAGAAGAAAAAATTAAAACAAACTTAAATAACATTATAAAAATTGCCGAAGAACAAGAAAAAGAAAAAATACATAAAATGTATTTGGAGGCTTACGGTAAAAATGGTATATCTAAAATTATAATGAAGACAATGATGCCATTGATTAATTCAGAACTTCAAAGATTAATGGAAGATAGTTCTTACTTCAAGTTAGAAATTAGAATATCTGATAAGAATGAAGTCGAATTCTTAATGATAGATAATGGAACAGGTATTGAAAAACTAATGTCATCAGGATCTGGTTACGAAAGAACAATAGCTTCTTTAGCTTTAAGGTCGGTACTAAGTAAAATATGTTCATTACCTAAACCAAACGTAATTGTTTTCGATGAGGTTTTCGGTAAGATTTCAAATGAAAACTTGGAAATGGTTTCAGAATTTTTTGTAAAAATAAAAGAATATTTTGAAAAGATTTTCCTTATAACCCATAACCCAATGGTGAATCAATGGGCTGACAGTGTTGTTAAAATTAAAAAAGAAGATAACATATCAAAAGTTTACCAATAATTGATATTAGTATAAAAATAATTTATAATTAGGTATGTTTTATTATTACGGAAGAAAAGAAAAGATTTTTAGTTATTATCCTAAACCTAAGTATGGGACAATAATTGAACCATTTGCCGGGTCGGCAGCATATTCAATGAATTATTATGATAGGGATGTTATATTAATTGAAAAAGATAAAAGAATTGCAGATCTTTGGTCATACCTAATTGAAGTTAGTTCTGATGAAATACTTTCACTACCTTTATTGGTAAAGGGACAATCTTTAAATGACGAACAATTTAATTACCTAACCGACAATCAAAAATCCTTGATTGGGTTTTTTTTAAATCCTGGTTCTTCACAACCAAAAAAGTCACCTGGTAAATTTTGTGGGTGGAATGAAAAGAATAGATTAAAATTATCTAACGATGTTAATAAAGTTAAACATTGGACAATAATTAACGGAGATTATCAACAAATAGAAAATATAGATGCGACTTGGTTTATAGACCCGCCATACCAAGGAAATGGGGGCAAGTACTATAAACACGGTAATAAGGGTTTTGATTATGAAAACTTAAAAGATTGGTGTTTAGAACGTAATGGTGAAACAATTGTTTGTGAAAATTCAGAAGCGACATGGATGGACTTTAAACCATTAGTTGAAATACAAGGACAGAAACACAAAACAAAAGAAGTGATTTTTTATCAAAACATAGTAACCGTTTAAAAAAAAGTCTTTATATTTGTAAAACATATTTAAAACTAAAAATAAAATGAAATTACCAAGCGCATCACAAACAATAAAAGAATCTATACCGTTATTTGTGTTGTGGACAATTAAAAATAAAGGTGTTTTTCCAACAAAAGGTATGATCTATAAAATGATTAAAACTAAGTTTGAAAATGAACCACACCTTTTTAATGGTAACGATTGGAGAAGTGCTTTTGGAACAACAAGAAGTAAAATTTCACAAGTTTGTAAAAATGAAGAAGGCCGAAGCATAAAAGAATTACATTCTTTTGAGTATGAAGGTGTTGATTATTTTTATACTGATAATAATCAAATATATGAGTTGGCTTTGAAAAACAATTCAGAAGAATTGATAGAAAAAACTAACAAAAATGAAACAAGAAAACATGTAAACATACAGTATCAGTTATGTAGTATATTTACAAAAATCGGTTGTGATGTATGGGTACCAAAAAATGACTCAAGCGGAGACCGTAATAAAACTAAATATGATAACAAAACTATCATAGAATCACACGAAACAAATCTATTAAATTTAACAAGTAAAGACACTTTTTATTGGGTTGATTTTGTTGCGTATCAAAACGGTAACCCAATAGTACAAGTTGAAGTTGAAGAATCAACCGAAGTATTGAAAGGTTTAGAAAGAATGAACAACACTAAAAAAGTTTTTAATAAAATAAAATCGATAGTAACATCAACAAAACCAAATTACCTAAAAAAATTTCAAGACTATACTAACGGGACATATGAAAGTCTTTCTGCTGAATTTATGGATACTGAAAAAATAGAAAAGTTATTCAAAAAATCACAAAAAGTACAACTTGGTGACGAAAATTTTAAAAATTTAGTATTAAAAGAATTTGGAATTTAATTTTTATGTTTAAAAAATATTATATTTGTAAATTAATATCTAAACTATTTATGAAAAAGAAGACTAAGAATATGGCGATTAAAGATAAACGATATATGTTATTTTTATTCGGTGATTTTTCAGACGACGAAAATCTTGTAAATGAAATTAATTACCAATTAATTGCCATAGTTAGCTCAAAATTCATTAAATTTAACTACGGTGAATTTGGTATGGTTTGTCATTTTAGAACAAAAGAAACATTTAATGATTTAAAAGAATATATTGACATGTCATTAAATGAAATTACTGAACAATATTATCTTGTTGAAGTAGGTACGAATTTTGATGTAAAAATGGATAGACCACTAAAGAAAGATTTCCTTAATATTGATGATGAAAAACCACAAAATAAAAATGGAAGTATTGAAATAGGTGAACCGACAGAAATTAAATTCAAACCAACAAAAAAAGAAATGGATATTTACCACATGATGTTCCCAATCATGGACCCAAATTTCTTTAAAACGAACGAAGACGAAATAGTAAAAGACCCAAGTATAGACGATATATTAGATAAGATAACAGAAACAGGAATAGAATCATTAACAGAAAGAGAAAAACAAATTTTAGAAAATTATGGAAAGAAGTAAAATGGAAGAAGTAAAATCAACAAACCCTTTAAATCAGGATGAAATTCAAATTTATTTGAAAGATATTAGAAAATTAAAGGTGATGACACCTGAAAGAGAAAAAATACTATCTGAACGTATTTGTTCTAAAGATTGTACCGAAAGAGAAAAGAAACAGATCCAAAAAGAAATGTTAGAAGGTAATCTACGTTTTGTTATTACAGTAGCAAAACAATACCAAAATCAAGGGATTGATTTGTCTGACTTAATTGCTGAAGGTAACTTTGGTTTAATGAAAGCGATTAATAATTTTGATTGGACTAAAAATAATAGATTTATATCTTACGCTGTTTGGTGGATTAAACAATCAATTTTACAATCACTTAACGAAAATTCACGTACCATCAGACTTCCGGTAAATGTCGTACAAGACATGCAAAAAGAAAAACGTGAAAACGAAAAAACAAATAAAGAATTATCTGATAAGTTTGCAAACCTACCAAGAATGATTGATTTGGATATGCATATAAACGAAGACGGTGACACACTAGTTGATATTATTAAAAATGATAACGTAGTTGCTCCCGACGAAATATTTTCAACAAAAGACGCACTAAAAGAAAAAATGATGAAAATAATGTGTGTACTTGACGAAAGAGAAAGGGTAATTGTTGAAGACTATTACGGGATTACAGGCACACCAAGAACACTAGAAGATATTGGAACTGATTTTTCATTAACCAAAGAACGTGTAAGACAAATTAAAGAAAAAGCTTTACGTAAGTTAAGAAACGAATGTTCAGATTTATTTGAATATTTAGGGTAATAAATTTGGTAGATTGATATAAACGTCATATATTTGTAAAACAAAACTAAAAAACTATGACAAACACAGAAACAATCTATAATGTAGGATTAACAATCACTAAAGGTAATTGGGAAGGGGCTCAATGGACATTAACAGGTTTCCCCAATAAAAACACAATTCGTAAATGGGAAGACGCATATGAATTTGAAAGTTTTGTTGAAAAAACATTAAAGATAACTGCCGAATTTGATTCTGAATCCTGTCAATTCTACGCATATTTCAATACCAAACAAAAAGCAACAGCAGCTTTGAACAAAATTGAAAAACATTTCAAAAAAGTCGGTGAAATGTTAGGTTTGTAATAAAAAAAGATATATCTTTGTAAGACAAACAAAAAGGGTTGAACCGAGATTACCCTTACAACTCGGCGGAATGAGACACGAGGTTCTCAGGGTGAAATTCCTCAATCTTATCTATATGGTAAGATGAAACTACGAAATCCCACTGGTACCGGTGGGATTTTTTATTTATACCCAAATAACTAATTGTTCTTTACCAACCCTAAAAGGGTTATCTAATGATTCCCTAAATACTGTCTTAACTTTTAATATCCAATACGTTCCACCCTGAAACATTGGTATTATAGTAATTGCCACTTCCCACTTCAAAGACTTTATAATAAACGGAACTTCATCGTTGATTTCTCTTGATACAATTTTTTCCGCAATTTCTTTTTTTGATAAATTAATGACTTCTTTTATTTCAGGATTACTTATTTCTCTTTGGTTATATTCATAACTGTGTTTACCACTTAATTCAAATCCCTTACCTTCTAAGTCGCTTCTTTTTTTTCTATCGAAAGCATGAAAACTGCGATCAATTTCAAGATTGAATGAAACTTCTATATTTGAAATAATTTGAGCGATAGTTTTTTCAACTAATAAGTGCTTTCTTATTGACTCTCTAAGTAATGACATAATGTTAATCTTTATTATAAGTATTTATTAATTATAGTTTAATAATATGAAAGAAAAATTTTTACCGTGGTTTATGTTAATTTGTGCGTTGGGACTATCAGGAACTGCAGCATATTATTCCGTTGTTGGACTTTCTATTGTCTTTGTTGGTGTTGCAATCCCAGTTATTATAATGGGGTCTTTCCTTGAAATTTCTAAAATTGCAATTGCAACATACCTACACGACAAATGGAAACAAACTTACGGGGTTTTAAAGATATATTTAACAACCGCACTTGTGATTTTATCACTGATCACATCGTTAGGGATATACGGATTACTAAGTACAGGATTCCAAGGGAATATAGCGAAACTTGAAATAAACGAAAAACAAGTTAAAAACATTGAAGTTAAAAAGAAAAGGTTTGAAGAAGTCAAAGATGAATTAACTAAGGAAAAAAACACATTAGATGGAGACATTACCAAACTAAGGGATGGATTATCTAATAATACAACAACTCAGTCCGTAGATAAACGAACGGGTCAAGTTGTAACAAGGGCTAATAACGCAAATAGAAAAACATTTGAAACACAACTATCACAAGCACAAGTAAGAAGAGATACTATAGCTAAAAGAATAGATAATATGAATGATAGTATAACTAAACTAGATGTTGATATTTTAAATATGGAGTCAGAAGAAATATCAGGAAGTGAGTTAGGAGCTTTAAAATATGTTAGTGAATTACTTGATTGGGATATTAAAAGAACTGCGAACCTGTTCATTCTAATTTTAATCTTTGTGTTTGACCCATTAGCCATCACGTTAGTTATTGCCACAAACCAAGCTTTTAAATCAAGACGAAAAGAAGACGATACCCCCCAAGTTACCCCCCAAGTTACCCCCCAAGTTACCGATCAAGTACCGACTAACAACCGACCAAGTACCGACCAAGTAGACCCCATTATTATTGAAAAAATAGTGGAAGTACCTGTAGAAAAAATAGTTGAAAAAATAGTGGAAGTACCCGTAAAAAAAGAATTTTTACCTGTTGAAGATTATTTTGAAAACAAAGACTATGATATTTTAGAAAAAAAAGAAGATAACATAGTGGAATCTACTGAAGAACAACCTAAACGTCTGACATACACAAATAGAAATGGTGGATCACTACGAATTGACAGATTTTAAGTATTTCGGTGAAAACAAAGATAAAAAACAAATAATCCTGACAGACACTAAAAGGTCTTATAAAGATTATATTAATTCTTTAAGGTACCGTTATAATAAAAAAAACCCATACTTACCAAATTATGTGATTACAAAAAGTGGTGACATTTACACCATAATGGACCCAAGTCGTTACTCTTTATATATGGAAGATATCGATATAGATAAAAACGCAATAACAATATCTTTAGAGAATTTAGGATGGTTTAAAAAAAATCCTATAGAAGATACGTATGTAACATGGTTAGGGGATATTTATAAAAGAGAAGTATTTGAAAAAAAATGGAGGGATCAATCATATTGGGACATTTACACAGATAAACAAATAGAAAGCTTGTCTAAGTTAATATTAACCCTTTGTGATAATTTCAACATTAATAAAGAATGTTTGGGGACAAATGTTAAGTGGGATAATGTTAAAAACTTTAACGGTGTGGTATCTAAAAGTAATTTTGATATAACACATAAAGACGTAAATCCGGCTTTTGATTTTAAACTATTAAAAAAACTAATTGGAAATGATTAATGAATATGATGAAATAAAAAGACTTTTAAAAAGGTCTAGAATGTTAATGGAACAGCCTGAAGGAGTAAACATCGCAAAAAGTATTGAAAACGAAATATCAAAAGACGATAAAGAATACGAAACAAGTGGTGATGGTCAAACAGACTCTGAAATGGTAAAACAAGATAAAAGTAAATCATATAGAATTTCTGGTGGACTTTTAACCATCCATTCTAAAGAAAAAAAAGAATTAGAATTAACAACAGAAGAAAAAACGGCGTTTCAAGAAACAATGGATGAATTTGTTGAAGAAGTATCCGATTTATCTGATTTTGGTGTGTTAAATATGTACCCTAATGAAGTACAATGGAGCGGTAAAGTTATTGATTTTGATTTAGAATTTTTCTTTTCAATAGGGGAAAACAATGGTGTATATATTAATGGGGATATGATAAAGTTGGATGAAAAACTAACGGAATTGGTAACAAAATTAACATCATATTACCAAAAATTTAAAGCAAAATGGGCTAAAGTCCTATCGGCAAGAAGAAAGACTAAAAAAATATAATGATATAAAATGAATTTAATTAAAAAATATTATAAAGAGATATTACTAGTGTTAACAATTGGTGTTGTTATATTTATTTTGGTAAAAATATTAACACCAGCACCTGATAAATCAGAATTATTAAAGTATAAGTTAGAACAGTTGGATCAGAACATTAATAAAATGAAACAATTACAACTACAATTAAATGACTCCATATCCTCATATAAAAAAGATATAGATAAAATTGACGAGAACATATCAAAAATAAAATCAGAAAAGACAACCATTAATAATTTTTACGAACAAAAGAAAGAAAAAATAGAAGGTATGTCAAAAAAAGAAATTGATAGTTCGTTTAAACAAAGATATAAGTATTAATTATGAAAAAAATTATTTTAATAACATTCTTATTGTTTTCATTTGTTGGGTTTGGACAAACAAAACCACAAAAAGAAGACACAACAACAATTTGTTTTCCCGTTAACGTAGGAAAACAGATATTATTAGATTTGAACGAATTAGATAAGTTAAAAAAACAATCGTTATTGGACAGTAAACAGATACAAGAACTTGAAAATAAAGTAACCAAAGAAGAGGGGGTTATTAAATTTTTGGAACAAAAAGATAGCAGCAACCAAATTATTATTAGAGACTCAGAAGAAAAGATTAAGTTAGTTGAAGAAGACAATACAAACCTAAGAGAAGATATTAAAAAAACTAAAACTAAAAATACTATTATTGAAATAGTATCCGGCACCATTGTTGGAGCATTAACCTATATTTTAGTATTTAAATAATGTCGTTAACTTCTGCAGATAAGAAAGAAATTGAAGGGATAGTTAGAAAAGAAATAAAAGATTTCTTAGGGGCTACAACTACCGAAAAATTTGAAAAAATCATAATTGATAAACTAAGAAACGAAATTAAGAAAGGTAATCTTAGGGGTGATATTAACGATGTTATAGTTAAATTATTTCATGAATTTTATTACATGCTTTGGACAGGAAGGACCCATTGGGAAGGTAGACTAAAAAGTTTAAAAAATTAGTAAATGGATAAGGAATTATTACATAAGTACATTAGTGAAGCGTTTAAAGAAGCTACCGAAGCAACAGGAGCGGCTTCCGCTGGAAACGGCATTTCGGCACCCGCATTTTCAATGTGGTCTGAGGATGAAGAAGCTAAGTCAGAATACAAAAGAATGGAAGGTGAATTCACTGAAGCAACTGATTCTTCATCTATGGGTGCATACGACGCTAATAGTTTTGAAGATATAAGTATGAAGGGAAGCACAACTAAAGGTAAGGGAAGATCTTGGAAAAAATCACAAATACCTGGTGGTTCTTTTGTTGAAGTAAAAGAAAAATGTAAAACCTTTCCTTATTGTAACCAAGGAAATACAGGGGCGGTCAAATACAAAAAGTCATTACAGAAAGAAAATAGAAATCTATCACCACTGAATGAAGCAATATTAAACGTTTCCTTAAAGACAGGACTTAGTGTTAATGAAATAAAAAATATCATATTATCCAAGATAGATGATAATTTATAAATAACTTGATATTTATACAGTATGAACAAAGAAATATTTAGAATAGTGAACAAAGTTTTATCTGAAGAAATTTCAGGTAAAGTTAATAATTTAAAAAATAAAATTTTTGAAAACAAAAACATGAAAAAACAAGAATGTTCTGAATGTGGTGGTAAGATGTACGAAGGCGAATGTATGGAATGCGGTTCATCACCAATGATGGAAGGACAAATGTGTTCTGAATGTGGTGGAAAAATGATGGAAGGCGAATGTATGGAATGTGGAAATATGTACGAAACTGAAATCCAAGAATTAGGTGGTATGGATGACGGACACCCAAAATTCGGTAAAAAAAGATTCCCTAAAAAAATGTCTAATGACGAAATTGAGAAACTTCTTAGAGGTGACGAAGATAAAGATGAAGATTTCCCAACAAAACCAGGATTTGCGGAAAAGAGAATGAACCTAATGAAACGTAATTTTGGTAGAAACCGCGGGGATGCTGAAATTGGTGAAGGGTTAAAAGGTAACCAAAAAAGAATTGATAGAAACAAAAATAATAAAATAGACTCTGAAGATTTTAAACTACTTAGAAAAGGTAAAAAAACAGAAACAAAAGAAGGTAAGAAGTTTCCTGATTTAAGTGGTGATGGAAAAGTAACAAGAAAAGATGTTTTAATGGGTAGAGGTGTTAAACTTAATGGTAAAAAGAAAGAAACTAAAGAAGATGAAATGTATGAATTACATCTTGATGAGTCTACTGGCGAAAAATTCATTTTTACAGAAAACGATATGGTAGATATTATACAAAATATTGTTTTAGAAGAAAAAAGTAAAAAAACAAAAAAATCAGAATCCGCTAAATCAACAACTAAATCGGCACAATCAAAATCAAAATCAGAAAATGATAAATATGTTGATAGTGTTGTTAAAAAAATGAAAAATTATCTTAAGGACGCTTCTAAAGGTGAATATGAAATGAACCCTAAACATTTTCCTAAAGGTAATGGTGAGCTTGGTAAAATGGGTAAGAAGGCGTATATACCGTCTTCTGCGGTTGAAGAATATGTTGAAAATTTCACAGCAGCGGCTTTAGAAAATATTGATTATGATGATATAAAACCTAATGAAAAATGGGTTGAAGATAATTTAGTTGGTTCATCTAGAACAGGAAATAACCCTGAGTGGGCAAACGCAGTAGAAACTGAAGTTGGTGAAAGAAGAAATAAAATAAGAAAAGACAACTTATTAGGTCAAATCAAGAAAAAGGCTTACAACAAAGCACCACAACCAGTAAATGATGAAGCCGGTGAAAATGCCGATAAAGCATCGAAGATTTTAATGAAATTAGAATCTGTAGAAGATAAAAAAGTTATAACCGAAATAGAAAAAATGAAAAATTTAATAGGTTATACTCAAAAAACACAATAAAAAACACTTTCGTTTTGGGATGACCCATGTTATTATTATACTATTATGAATGATAATAACATGGGTCGTTTTTTTGATTGGTTAGCAAAACCAATGAATCAAGAAGATATCAATGCTTGGTATTTGGCCAATAATATAATACCGGAACTTACTGAACTTTTTAGGGATTTTTGTCTTTCTTTTTTAAGTCTTTTAAAAGAAACTTATCTTGGTGATGATTTTTCTGAAAATAATGAAACAAAAGTAGGAATGACTGTAGAGCAAAAAAACAATCATTTTGAATGGTGTTGGAAAAAAACAATAGATAACTTTAATAAGGAAAATATTGATTTTATTTTTAATGAATCTGACAGTGTTTTTTTTAAGGAATTCTTTTTTGATATATTTTATAACCATTCGGATAAAAATTTAAAAGATGGTATTGATATATTTTTTGAAACACTTTTTGATCGAAAATATAAAAAAACAAAATCAGATATTGAAATTTTTACAGACATATATAAAGTTTTAGAAAGGTCTTTAAATGTTATTTAAATTATTTACAATAAAATATTAAATAATAATATTAATAAAAATAAACTTAATTTTTTAAAAAATGGAAACATTAGAACAAATTAAAACATTAGTAGAAACGTTATCTTTGGATACTACTAAATTTTACAGTGGGAATAAGTCTGCAGGTACTAGAGCAAGAAAAACAGCTCAAGAAGTTAAAGCACTTATGCAAACATTAAGAACTGAGATTTTAAATCACACAAAAGAAGAAAAATAAAATGTCATTTATTATACCAGTTTTAACATTTCTTTTTTTATTTTCAATAATGGCCCTTATAAGATTAGTATTTAATTTTTTAAGGGCATTATTGTCAACACCACCAAAACCGTTTGAATTAATGGTTCACGAAGTGGCGATATACGGTATTTTTTTATCATATATAATAACATATTTAATACATTTTTAATATGATCTTTAGTCAATTTATAGACAAAACTACAAAGTACCTTAAATCGGTTAGGATACTTAAAAACTATATTAGTTTTGATATGGTTTTCCCGTCAAGTTGGGTTACACTTAAAAAATCACCTAACGGGTTGGAGATATTACAAAACGAGTCTCAAGACGGTCAAATGGTAACTTCATTTGTATGTGAAAATAAAAAAGAATTTATAGATATATTAGAAAATACGATGGATTCTGTTATTAAGACAAACATCGAAAGGGAGGAAAAAGAAAGATTATTCAAATCTAAAGTACAAGAATTAAAAAACATTTTTGAAAAAGAAAAATTGGAAAACCTTAAAGGTTTAAAATTTGACATGGAAGAACTTACAAAACTTTTAGAAAATGAAACAACAGAAATCGATAGCGGATCTTCAAAAACAGCTTAATATGTTGGAAGATGAGCTTAAAATAAGCGAAGTATCTAATGAAATTTACAAAAAACAAATTTCTAAAGATATAAAAAAATTTACCCAAAAAGACATAAAAAATACACCTGTGGTTGAGGTAAAATATACGATATGGCAAAGAATATTGAAAACTTTAGGGATCAATTAGCAAAATTAGCTGAATCTGTAGAATTACTTGAAAATACTTTTATTAGTGAAGGGGAAGTTGAAATTAAAGTTAAACTTAACGAACAAACATTTAACAATCTAATGTTAAATTTAAATAATCAACCTAATAGTACTAACTGTGTCATATCTATTGGATCCATTAATTTTACCTTTTTGAAAAAGTAGTTTTTAACCTATATAATCTTTTTTTATCAAAACCTTTTTCTTCTAATAAGTTATATATCCATTTTCTTTGTGCTGACGACACGTCCTTCACAAAAATGGCATCCATTCTATTATTTTCCATAAAATATTTTTGTAAAACTTCTATTAACCTTTCAGATTCAAGACTATCTTTTAGTGAAAAAATAGAAACGTCCAAATCAACTTGAATACATAATTTGTTATGTAGGGTGAATACACTTTTTAATTGGTTAATCTTACAATATTTTTTAAGTAGTTGGTCTATTGTTATTTTTTTTTGTTGTTGCCAGTCAAATATAGTTTCTTCTATTTTATATCTTTTAATATCTAAAAAAACGTAATCAGGGTTTTCTAAATTTACCGGGTTATTTCTACCTAATTCATCGGTTATAAAAAGACTTTTTTGTATGTTAGTTGTGTTAGTTAATAGAGCTAATTCGTAATTACACGGAGTTGCATTTTCAACTTCCTTATCAAATAATATTTTTTCATTGGTAGATAGTAATTCTTTAAATTTACTTTTAGCGATAGATTCTGTTGAATAACGTTTGATTATTTTACGTTTTTTCTTATTCTTAAATAAGATTATTAAAAATTTATTATCCATGAAGAATTATTACGATATATTAGGCGTTAATGAAAATGCATCCCAAGAAGACATAAAAAAAGCATATAGAAAATTAAGTAAACAATATCACCCAGATGTAAACCCTGATGGTGAAGAAAAATTTAAAGACATTTCAGAAGCTTACGATATTTTAGGTGATGACGGGAAAAAGAATAATTACGACAACCAAAGAAAAAACCCTTTTGGATCTTTTAATGGTGGATTTGATGTTCATAGTGTGTTTGAAGAAATGATGAATGGAATAAGAAGACCAAAGGCTCCTGATAAAACATATGACCTTCATATAACCCCTATCGAATCGTATTTTGGTGTAGATAAAGAATTATATGTTACAAACCATAATATGTGTGGTGGATGTAATGGTGATGGTGGTAAAAGAGGTACTTGTAATACTTGTAATGGCCGTGGTGTAATAACACAAGTGGTTGGTACTGGTATGTTCAAACAACATTTTCAAACAACCTGTGGTAATTGTAAAGGTAATGGAAGTGTTATTGTTAATCCTTGTAAAGTATGTGATGGGTCTGGTACAAAATTAGAAGATATAAAAATTAATGTTAAAATACCTGCCAATGTTGATAATGGTGACTTTTTAAAACTAAAAAATAAAGGTGATTATTACCATAAAATAGGACACGGTGATTTGATATTAAAAGTTGTGTGTAACCCTGCTGATAATTATGAAAAAATTGGTTTTGATTTAATTTACAGTAAAAAAGTTTCACCTTTGGAACTTTTATTGGAGGATAAGTTTGAAGTTAAACACCCTGATGGTGATTTAGTTTTAACGGTACCTGAAAAATTAGATACAAACAAACCTTTAAGAATACTAAATAAAGGCTATAAGACAGATAGGGGGGTTGGTAACTTCTACGTTAAAATAATTGTAGATAAGACTAGTAACTTAGATCCCGTGTTGAAAAATAAAATAAAAGATGTTTTAAAACAAAGTAGCGATATATTTTATTAATTCTACAGTTCCATAAACTGAAGTACCTAAAATATAAAATCCTAAAACAATCATACTATATTGTTTTTTACTAACACCTTTACATGTGTTACATCCTGTTACTTGTGTTGCTTTTTTTTCTTCCATGGTTATATTTTAATAAACTTCTATTTGAAAATAAATATTTAAAATACTATATTTTGTTATGTTAAGTTATATTGGTGGTAAAAGTAAAATCGGAAAGTGGATAGTCCCTTTCTACGATAAAGATATGGAAACATATGTTGAAACATTTGGTGGGATGTTTTGGTGTTTCTTTAATATGGACTTAAAAGAGTTCCCTAACCTAAAGAAAGTTGTTTACAACGACTTTAATCCACTAAATTATAATCTATTTAAGTGTGTACAAAACCCAAGTGAATTATTGAAGGCAATTAACGCGATTGATTGTCAGAAGTTTGGTGAGGAACCGACACCACCAATATACAAAGAACAGTTTGTAAGGTTTCAGGCTGAAATTTTTAATGAGGGTTTCAGCGTAGAACCTGGCGATTATGAAGTGGCGGCTAAATACGTTTACGTACTAACACAAGTATTTAGTGGGTCTAAACCTGAAACAAGTTCGTTTATTGACTTGAAGGGTAAATATAAATCAAAATATCTTACATTTAGAGATAAGTTATCTAAACCGGATTGGATTGAACACTTTTTAAAAATAACTGAAGTTGAAAATATGGATTTTGCCGATGTTATTAAAAAGTACGACTCACCAACAACATATATCTATTTAGATCCACCATATTGGAAAACAGAAAACTATTACTCCAATCACGATTTTGATAGACAAGACCACGAAAGACTTGCAAATACATTAAAAGAAGTTAAAGGTAAGTTTAGTTTATCTTATTATGATTTTGAATTACTTCATGAATGGTTTCCTGAAGAACAGTATACGTGGGTTAAAAAAGAATTTGCAAAAGCTGCCGCAGCAAAGAAGGGAACAAAACAAAATATGGGTGAAGAATTGTTGATTATGAATTATTAAAACATTTTTCTTATATTTGTGATATTTATTAATAAAACAATTTTAAAATGGCTATTAGATTTACAAACATCCTAAGAGATTTGATTATTGAAAGTTCAAGATTTCAAGTCCTTTTTGACAAATATGTGAAACCAAATAAAGAAACCAGAAAGGGTATGATGCCTTTTCAAATATTATTTGATATCATCGCAGCTGACCCAACATCAAGAGTTCCTGAAGGAATGGATGCAGGAAATGCTAAACCCGAAGATATGGAAAAAGTTAAAATTGGAAAATACACCCAATGGATACTTAAAAACTTTACAACACCAAATATTTATTCAGGTAGTGGTATTACGGATCCTAATAGTCCGGCGGTTAAACAAGCAATTAAAGAATATCAAGCATTATTTTTAGAAGACTTGTACAAAGTAACAGGTGACTTAATGAAGTTTGAAAGATTTAAAAATAGATTACCTCAAGAATATAGAGATATTAATAAGTTAACACCTGAAACACTTTATGATCAAGTAAAAGATTTCAGTTTAGAAAAAACTAAGGCAACTGCAGATGAAAAGAAAGAAGCATCAAAAACATACCAACACCCAGGGGCTGACATAGTTTATAGAGGTTCTGATTGGACTGTGGCTCGTATTTCAGATCAAGGTCAATTAGGTAAGGACGCCGCTTGTTTCTATGGTGGATACTATTTGGAGCCACAAAAAGGCGAAACAAGATGGTGTACATCATCACCTGGTTTAACTTGGTTTGACAGATACATTAAAGATGGTCCTTTATATGTTGTTATTCCTAACTCACCTCGTAAATTTACAGGTAGTGATGAAATAGGTCAAAAATCAGGACTTCCGGCTTACAGGATACAATTCCATTTCCCGTCTAATCAGTTTATGACACCTGACGATAGAAATATCGACTTAGTTGAATTCTTAAATCAACAAGAACCTGGACTTAAAGAATACTTTAAACCTGAGTTTATGGGTGGATTAGCATCTAAAGGTGGGACAAAAGTATCTGTTAACTACCCTGGCGATTCGGCATCTAAATTTATTGCACTTTATGGGTTTGATGAGTTCTTCGATACATTACCTGAAAACATTGAAAGACTTGAGTTCACTAAAAAAGGTGGTGCTGAACTTTCATTAAACATCCCTGATTCTATCGGTAAATTTAAAAACTTAACAGCACTACACTTAGTTGGTTGTGTTGGAGATTTACCAAAATCAATATGTAATCTTGAAAAATTACAATTCCTTTCATTACCTGATAATCCAGGTTTGAAAACTTTACCAGGTTGTTTGGCAAATCTACCTAAATTAACGGTTCTTAATTTAAAAGGAAGTAATCCAAACTCAGTGATTCCTGATGAATTAAAACAAAAAATGGAATCAGACGACAACTTCCATTTATTTGCTTAAGGTTATTTGTTATAACCAAAATATTTAGTATTTTTGTATAAAATTTAAAAGTTTTGGGAATGAGTTTAGAAGTTGAAATTTATATGAATCAGTTCAAGGGGTTCTTTGAAAAAAACCCTGATCAATTGAAAACACTAATAGGTAATATTAATCCTGAAATGTTTTACGATAAAATTAGGGAAATTGCGGAAAAAAATAACGCAGAAGAAAAACCTATAGAACCAACAAGAAATCAAGTGTTAGACGTTCTTGTCGAAATGAATGGTGGAAAAGCTATTAGCGAAAAAAAGTTGAAAAAACTGCCATTTATGGAGCATAGTATGGGTTTAATTTGTTTGAATTAGTAATCATTAATAAGTTATTTTATGTCAGATATGACTGTCCTATTTAAGGACGAAATTAAAAAGTACGATACCGACATCCACCAAGATTTTAATGAAATAGTAACTAAAAAAGACTACGAAGAAGATGATGATTTATTTGGTATCTATCCTACCGAACATATACCTAAACAAGGTAAATTTAAATTCTTAAAAAAAGAAGAAGGGGAAGAAAGTTTTGTTAAAAACTATGGAAATCCCTTAGCATCTACATTTATGGTAAAAAGAACTCTTGTTATTGAAGAAAACGAGAGTAAGATTGCATTAAAAGTTTATACCTACGTATCATCAAGAGATGCCGGTAAAAAGTATTTTAAGGTTAGAAGGGTAATCGATTACCTTACATTTAATTTCAAAAGAAAGTTATTTTATTCAGGGACACTTAACCTTAAAAAGAAAAGAAAGATTGGTGGGGTTATGAGTATTAATAAAACTGACATCAATGCTATTGAAGTAATTAGAAAAATAGAGAACTTTGAAAAAAATGAAAATCAAAATGAATATCCGATAGTTTCTGAAAAAAAATTAACTAAAAAATGTTTAAATATTTTTTTAGATAGAATTATTGAAAGACTAAACCTTAACATTGATTCCGATTCCGATAACATCAGAAAAAAATATTACCAACTATTTCTTGAAATTTCAGGTGTGAAGTACCCTAATGCCTTTGAAAAGTTTGCGTCATATTATACACCAAAAAAAGAAATAAAAAATTTTGGTAATAATATAGTTACTTGGTTTATGAAAAAACACGAACTAAAAGGGACGAAAATTAGAAACTTACTTAATAAGTATGAAAACATAGAAATAGATCCTATATTACAATGCTATAAGGTTTTTGGTATAGATTTATTTAACAAAATAAATGACAATTCTTTACTTACTGATAAAAAACAATCCATTTACGTAAATGGATATTATCTTAATGATGATATGGTTGGGGATTTAAGTAGAAATGAAAAAGAAAATTTTATTAGTATTATAAATACAAGTACGGTTTATGAATTTTTAAATTCATTTAGTGATCATATTATGTTTAAAGAACAGTTAAAAAAATATGGAGAATATGTTAAAGTAACTGCAACTACATATGATGAATATGTAATGGAACATAGTGAGTGGTCATCATTACTACAGTCATATAAAACTGGTGACGTGACAAGAAATTATGGGGAAGATGCTTACTTAATTCAAAAAGAAATTTATTCAGAAGGTATTACATATTACCCTGTTTTACTAACAACCACCGGTGAATATGAAATGGAATCATCACATCAGCACAACTGTGTTAGAACGTATAGCGAAAAGGCTCAATCACTTATAATTTCTTTAAGGAAGGGTAGTGTTAATGGTAATGAAAGAGCAACGGTAGAATTCCAGTTCAGAAGAAATCAGTTAGTAATTATACAAAAATTAGGTAAGTTTAATAAAGGACTTACAAATGAATGGATAACACCTATTAACGAATTAAATGAATTTGCAAACTATCTTTACAGTAAAGAAATTATTAAATTACCGACCATGGTTAAAAAATACCGTAACGGTAAAACGGTTAGTAGTATTGCACATTTTGACGATAAAAATGAAAAAACATTTAATTTAGTACCAACGTGGGATTCAGAAACAAATGATAATCCTTTACAATATTATATGGATGATTACAATCTTTTTGAGGATTTAAATTTTATTGATGAGTTACCTTAATATGGAAGAAATTGAAGAAATACCAAAACACATTTTTGAAAGGTTTATGAAGACCTTCGATAAGAAGTTTATACCCAATACTGTAAGAACAAAAAATATAAATGCGGTTGGGTTAAAAACGTTAATAGAAAAAAATACATTAGTTTGGTCCAATTCAATTTATGACACAATCTACACTTATATTGATGGGTTAGTGATTTGGGGGTCATTGTCATCTGAAGTATTTGTTTATTTCAAGAAGGTTGACTCAGATAATACTTATAAAATATATATATTAACTGACGATAATTCTAAAGTTGATATGTTACTAATAGGATTAAATAAATTTTTTACAATAGATAAAATATGAAAGTTACAGTGGTTTATACAATGAAAGGTTGTCCTTATTGTGTACAAATTAAAGAAGAGTTACAAAAAAATGATATATTCTTCATAGAAAGGGACATATATGAATATGAAGATGAATACAATGAGTTTGTAAAAATAACAAATAATGATTATGTTCCTTCATTAATGTTAATGACAATTAGTGATGTTGAGCAATCAGAAACGGCCGAAAATGTTAAATTTTTAGCCCCCGAAAGAGATTATAAAGACATCTTCGAGGGCGTAGAAATGGTGAAAAATTATTTATTAGACTAATATAATATCTTTAACAGAAGATAAATTTTTCCAAGTACACTTAACATCATCGTTAAGTAATTCATCTAATGGGTTGTGGTTCTTTACATCAAAGTAGTTGTTTAATTCCTTTAAATTAAAAGGAAATACATCTAAAATTAAAGATTCAAGCCAATCTGTTTTTACTATGTGATCATCATTTGATATTTTAAAAAACACATTTAGACAATCAACGTCTTCATAGTTTAAATTTGACTGAACTAATAGGTTTAATTTTTTAGAAATACCTAAATTAAATAACGTATACGAAATATTCTTTAATAAAAGATGATAGGATTTTTCAGGTATGTTACTAATACCGTATATTCTTTCTGATTTATAAATTTCCTGTGAAAAATCAGATTTTATAATTTCATAATCCATAAATCTTTCGGACAATCTTTCTTTAACTAAACTTTCATAACCACTCTCACAATCAAAAAATATTGTATTAAGAACATAATTTATTTTATAATTAAAATAAACTTGATCACTTATGAATGAATTAATAAAATTTTGTTCTTCTTTAAGACTTTTATCTAAAACCTTATCAAACCCATAATTAATATTTAGGTTATTTAAGTCGAATTGTTTTGAATATTCGATTATATCAATAACTCGTACAGAATTTGATTTAACTTCACTGTATTGACTCAAAAATTCTTGTAAAATTTCTGAAGGATTCGTAACCACAATATCTGAAGTGGTCCTACCTTTAACAATAAAAAAACTCCTGACATTTATTACAGATATTTCTGTTTTACTATCAGGAGTTTGTTCTTTTATTTTGTTAACAATAAGTGACGCAAAAATATTACATAGGGTTTCACCATCTAATAAATTGTAAACATCTAATGTTTTCATTTTTTTTTATTTAAAAATTTATTTATGAACAATCTTAAATAAAAAAAATTATACCTTAAATAGTTATTACTTTTTGTTGTAATATTTCTCAACAATTTTAGTAATCGCCTGTTTCACAGTTTGATTATTTTGTTGTTGTTGAGTCTGTTGCGTTTGAACTTGTGGTTGTTCATTTGTTTTGTTTTTACATCCGCATCCCATGACTTAAATTTTTAATAGGTTTATGTTCTATATAAATATTTGATAATTATAAAATAATCATTTGTAAATAGAAAGTATTTATATTATATGTCGTTAAAAAATATTATTAAAAAAGTTTTAAAAGAACAGTCCGAAGAGTGGGTGGATATATCACCTGAAGATTATATTGATTTATTAAAATATGTTAATGGAGATGGTTCATTAATTAAACGTTTACCGGATTATAGAAATAAAAAAATAAGAATTGTTGGAGATCTTTATTTACATCGTGCCGATTGGGTGTCAAATATTGATAGTATAGATTATGTTGAAGGAGATTTAAACATCGAATCATCAAACATTAGTAACGTTGACAAGTCAAAAGTAAGAGGACATTTTAGATACTTCCAATCTAAAATGTACGAAATTGAAAGACAAAAAATATTAAAACAAAAATTAGAACATCAAGAAGAATTAAGACAAGAAGGTGCTTGGGATGTTGGAAATGAAAATGACGATTCAGAAGAAACCGAAGCGATATATGAATATTTAATGGAAAAAGGTATACCTCAAAAAGGTGAAGATGAAGAAACAATAGAAGACAAATATTTTCTTTATAAAGAAAATTGGAGACACTACGGAAATTCTAATATGTACACTTGGTTAGGTGGTAATAAATTTGAAAGCGAATACGTGGTTTACAGAGATGATAAGATACATAGTGCCGCTATGGAAAGTCTTCAAGGTTTAATAGAAGAGGTCGGATATGATGCATTTAGAGAATGGGTTTGGGAAAATAATATAAATGAAGACGAGGTAAGAAATTTTTTATATAATGAATATGAAGATGTTGTCAGAGAAAGTCCCGAAGATTACGGTATTGTAAAACTCCTTTCCAGTCAACAAGAAAAATATATTGAAATATACGATCAAAAAATAGATAGGTTAAATAGTAGACTAGAGAATGAAGATTTAACCGAAGAACAAACGGAAGAAATTGAAGATGAAATTTCAAACATTGAAGGTATAGTTGAAGATATAAAAGAAAACCCAGAAGGTGAATTTGATGAAGAAGAAATCGAATCGGCAATTGAAAGTTACGTGGATGATTACTCTGATAGTTTTCCTGCTTACTTAAAAGATAGGGGATTCCCTAAAGATTATATATTAGATTTTATAGATATTGACGGTGTTTGTGAAGATATAATTAGTTCTGACGGGTATGGTCAGGTATTAAACGGTTATGATGGTAGTGATGACGAATATAAAGTAAACGGAACGTGGTATCACGTTATGAGACATAATTAATATGAAACTAATAATCAAAAAAATATTAAAAGAGGAAAGTTTAAAACAAACTTTAAAGGACCAAGCTAAAGAATTTGGTTGGAAAGCTACCGCGGAATTGGTTAATGGATCCGAAAACTTATTGGAATTGATGCACATAAATAACCCAACGGATTTTCTTAATTTTTATAACGATCTTGACGTTTTTGATAGTGAAGGATTTATTTCATTTAAACGTAGAGATAATAAAGAACTGATAATTTACTATAAAAAACATAAAGATGTTTACATTGATTATGATCAAATATGGTCAGTTTTAGAAGAAGGTTTTGGGCTTAGCTATGATGAAACTCAGTCACTTATAGAAACGTGGTTGGGTGACGTATACAATTTAAAGGGAATCAAAGTCTATGACAACGAACTCAATTAGTTCAAATGGTTGGGTGACGTATACAATTTAAAAAGAAATATAATTTACACTATGTTATAATTTATTATTATTTAGTGATGAAAACAGATTGGTTATTCCAAGAACCTATTGATTTAGAACATAAGCAATACGTACTTTTAGATTATCTACAAAAATTAGATAAAAATTTAAATAATTTGAAATTGTACCCACAGTTTCAAGAAATATCATTACATCTTGCCAGTATAAATCTTTTAATTGAAAAGGGTCAATATCTTACTATTAATAGAACATTAAAAGATCCTGACGATGAAATCCTTATATCAGATTTAGTAACAATTGATTGTCCATTACTAACAAAAGAAGAAATCCTTGAAGTCTATCACGTTTGTAAGTATTCAACCGAAAAATTAAAAGACTACTTTAACCACGCAAAGGCAATATGGGACATTGTAAATGACACCGTCGCAATTGAAGTAGTACAAAACCCAAAAAACATAGAACCAAAACAAGGGCTTTTCTTTTTAGATTATAAAAATAAAACTTACCTATATGAATTTATTATAAAACCAATAAAGAAAGGTAATTTAGAAACAAAATGCCACATAAAAAGAATATGTGAATGTCCAAAAGGTGATTTTGATGAAAAACTACTTGAAGTAAAAAAACCATTAATTAAAAACCTACAAGACGTAGATTTACATAAAAATTTGATTGTTTTTACAATTAATCACAATAACAATTACCCACTTAAAGAAACACTACTACCTATTGCTAAAAGAAAAATCATGAATTACATGATACAATCTAAAATTATTAGACACAAAAATTTGACAAGTAAGATATAAATTAATATTTTTACAATAAAAAAACTATGGAAAATATTAACTTGTCACTTTTAGAACAAATGGTAAAACAAAACCCTAACGATTATGATTTAGGTAAAGCAATTAGAAAATTGGTTATTGAAATTAAAAACCAAAAAAATGGGGTTCAACAAGAGGTTTCTAAGTAAAAATCACATTATTCAAAATATTGATTGGATAATGAAGTATTTGGATGCTGATGCGGTGTATACCACAGATGATTTTTCAAGGGAAGTATATAGAATGTTCAATCAAGGTAAAACTGAAGAAGAAATAATTAACTACATAAAAGAAAATATTGAATGAGCGAACAAGTAAACCACCCTGAACATTATGGGGGTGAAGACAATCCATATGAAGCAATCAAAGTAATTGATGCTTGGAATTTAGGATTTTCGTTAGGTAACACTGTGAAGTATATATCAAGGGCCGGTAAAAAAGATACGGATAAAGAACTACAAGACCTTAAAAAGGCGTTATGGTATTTGCAACACCACATTCAAACAATAGAAAAAAGATGATAGAAACAGGAAAAATAATAAATGGGGATTGTGTAGAAGTGATGAAAACACTTCCTGAAGGTGAAGTTGATTTAATTGTGACATCACCACCCTATGGGGTTGGGATTGCTTATGACGTACATGAAGATGATGTACCATTTGATGAATATGTTGTTTTTGCAAAAAACTGGCTTACTGAAGCGTACAGAGTATTAAAAGATGATGGAAGAATTGCTCTTAATATCCCTTATGAAATTAATAGACAAAAAAAAGGTGGTAGAATCTTTTTTGTATCTGAAATGTATCAGATAATGAAAGAAATTGGTTTTGGGTTCTTTGGTATTGTGGATTTAGAAGAACAATCACCTCATCGTAGTAAGACTACCGCATGGGGATCATGGATGTCACCATCTAGTCCTTATATTTATAACCCAAAGGAATGTGTTATATTAGCATATAAAAAAGTCCACATAAAAAAGATTAAAGGTGAACCACAATGGAAAGGAACGCCAACAGATATAGAACAAGAAGATGGAACATTCAAAAAGAAAGTTGTTTATAATGAAGAAGATAAAAAAGAATTTATGGAACTTGTGTTTGGTCAGTGGAATTATTTCGCAGACACTAAATCACTCACCAAGGCAACTTTCTCCATGGACATACCAACCAAGGCGATTAAGATTTTATCCTACAAGAACGATGTAGTTTTAGACCCATTTGCTGGATCAGGTACAAGTTTGGTAGCTGCCGAAATACTTGAAAGAAGGTGGTTAGGGATAGAATTATCACCAAATTATACAGAAGTTGCAAACACAAGAATTGAATACTTTAAAAATTTAAAAACAGTATCAGAAGAAATCCAAGATTAACTCTTGGATTTTTTATTTTTTTAGGTATTTATATATTATGAAAATTATTATAACTGAAAGTCAATACAAACAACTAATTAAAGAATCTGGAATTAGGGATATAAATCAACTTCTTAAAAGATATAAGAAGGCAAAAATATACTTTCACCAAGATTTGGATGGGGTTACAACCGCAATTGCAATGAAAAAATACCTTGAAAACCAAGGGTTTAAAGTTGTTGATTGTGAAATAATCCAATATGGTGAAAAAGAATGGGCAGTTAAAAAACCGGATGGAAGTGGTGAGATTATGCCGGTTCTTGTTGATTTTGCACACGGAAAACCAATGTTTGAAATTCATACAGACCACCACGATTCACAAGTTGGGGTTGAAAAAGACACAAAAACCAGCTTCAAACATTCAAGATCTAATGTTGAAACAATTTCACAAACAATTTCACCAAAAGATTTATTCAAAGACGAAGATTTATATGTCGTATCGACAGTCGATTCTGCAAACTTTACCGCAAACGATATCACACCAAAAATGGTAATGAATTTTGTTTTCAAGTATGACAAAGATAAAAGTGTTAGAAGAAATAAAATGATGATGGGTCTTGTTGTTAATAAACTTCTTTTAGCTTATAAAAATAATAATGTCGATGGTAGGGATTTACTTGAATACCTTGTAATGAACTGTGAACCATCATTAGAAAATCTATATAATACAATAACAAAAATTGCAAAAGATCAAGGTTATGCTTCAGTAGAAACAATGCAAAAAAATCAAGAAAGGTATCTTGATGATAGATCACAAGAAGGGGTAATCCAAAAAGAAGGCGGTGTACTTCATCAGTTTGGTCTTGGTCATATGAAAAAAGGTTCATATGATAGATATACACCATTTGAGTTAAATCCTGATGCGGACTTTTTAGTAACAGGAATCGGGGCACCTGTTGGATTAGTTCAAGCATCTTGTAACCCATACAAAGAAGATAGGGCACTTAAAGGGGTTGATTTAGGAAAAATTAAAGACCAAGTTCTTCTAAGTTTTAAACCTGAACTTGAACAAGTAATACTTCCATTTAAAATAATTAAAAGAGTTGCAGAAAAAAAGGCAACAAAAGATTCTGTTGGTTTTACACAAAAAGATATGGATGCTTTATATGGGGAAATGCCTTCGTATAACCCAAAAACAAATACAATAAGTGCTTATGATTTTTTGGTTTCAAATTCAGGAGGTCACAAGTGTATTACGAATATAACCGGAATCGGGTTTGTTTATAGTGGTTATGACAAACCATATACAAAAGATTTACCTGCAGATGCAATACCTATTGCATTTTACGAAGGGTCAAATTCATTCATACAAGATATTAAACAAAAACTTTTAAGATTTAGAAAACTTTCAGAAAAACAAATTCAAGCGGCTATTAGTGGAATGAAAAGAGAAGGTATCGATGTTGAAGCACTTGCCGACCCAAAACAAGGAAGAGGAACAACAGAACTAACAAGAGATATAAAAGAAAAGTTTGTTGAAATATTAAATAGTAAAATACAAAAAGGTTAAGGTAATCCGATTTTTATCTTGTCCCCTGATATTATACCCAATGATTGACATGTACCGCCTGGTAATTCTAATGCGTGATCACCATACCCACCGTAGTTTTCACAAGCTTCTATAACATCACACGGTAAACAATCATTATGTACTTCTGTTATTGTGTCACCATCTATGAATAAAATATCAAGTGGGGTGATACATTCGTACATCCAAAACTTTTGTTTACCTTTATTTGGTAAAATAAAAAACATACCATTAAAACTCATGTTAAATGTTTTATTTTTCATCCCATCTTGAATTGATAATGGTGTAGCACAAACCCTACATTTAAATGTGTTTTCTTTTATACTGATATTCATATAATATAAATATGTCATTAAAATATAATTTAGGTGTTTCTGGTGATATTAACACACCACAGGGGTTAGAAGTATATGTTTATAATGAAGAAAAAATTTGTTCTTTAAATTTAACTAATTATGAATTTATTGATATTATACAATCAGATTTTGCTGAATTATTAAACGAAGATATTTTATTTAATTATAAAAATTGTTTAATCACCACAAATGTCGTTACTAAAGAAAAATACAGAAGAATGGGGTATGGTAAACTACTAATTGATGAAACATTCAAAATTTATAAAAAAATGAAAATAGATTATTTTTTAGCTTATAGGTTTTTAGAAAATAATGATTCTAAATTTTTTTGGGATAAGTTTGACGTTACATATTATAAAAAGAACAAAAAACTTCAAATTTTTTATAAAAAAATATGATTTTTGAAATATTAAGATATATTTATATTTACTTCCGTAAAAAATTCAAATTTTTTTATTTTAACGTTTGACAAAACAATTTAATTATATTAGATTTGTAAAACAATTAGGAAACGACCTAATAATAAATTGAAATATTAACCTTTAAACTCAAAAAAAATGGGTGAAAACACTGAAGTAGTTGAGAACGTAATGTACTACTACTACGGAGCAAAAGGGGAGAAGTTTTACACACCTAACGGTGAGTTTGCTACTGCTCAAGCTAACAAATACGGGACTTACGAAGTCTACGTAGAAAAAGTTTAAAAAAAGTTCACAAGGTACTTGTCTAATTGAAAAAAAAGACTTAACTTTGTAAAACAAATCAGGAAAAGTCCTGAAACGTTCTTTGAAAATCTAAATCCGACTGAAACGGTCGTCACAATTAAAAAGAAGCGAATTAACACCTCCCTTTCTTTATGTGTGAAACTAAATTAAGTCATTGGGCCGTGTATGGTCCATTAAAATAAACCACGAAAGTGGGATAAAGTGAGTCAGAAGTGTAACTGATTTGCGTCTTGGTGAATCTTCGGATTTGTCGAGATCGAGTACACAAGCGGGATACCGTTTAACCTTTAGTACCGAGGGCAACGCTGTAGGGAAAGTGGTTAGACGAACTGGCAATGTGGGTTGTCAGTTTGAAGTGGGAACACTAATAGGAATAACCCGTAGGAATATTGCAAAAAATAAGATTATCCAATTTTATTATTGCGTGTTCCAATAAGATAGGATACTTAAAACCGAAAGGTATGTTGGTGTACAGGTGGTGCTGTTACTAACCTTGATTGAACCCCACCAAGGGTTAGATCTCGAAGTAGTCTTGAAATATGGAAATGGGGACATTTCACGGAGTAGTTTGGTATTTCGTTGTTCAAAAGATAACGAAGCTGAAAGACGGACCACTACTTCGACAATCCACGACACAAAAACTTTTATGTTAATAAGGTAACATTTATAACTAGAAAGCAAAAGTGTCCGTCAGGTGTCAATGAAAGGTGACTACATAGTAACGAGCTGTTCGTTGCGTAGTGATACCGCAAGTTGAACTACATTCTTACCAAAAACCTCTAATCCCGCAAGGAATAGTTGGGGAGGCATCCTCGAAGAGAGTTGAGTAATGAGAGAGTAATTGATACCTTAAGGAGTGATTCACCTAAATAATCGTCACTGAGGAATACTTCTCAAAAGGAAGTGGATAAGAGTAGAAACAATAATGACTCTAAAGGTTCTCACAAAAAACTGTAATCTCAGGTTTTTATTTTTAGGTTTAAAATCTTATAAGGAAAAAAATTGATGGATGTAGATAAAATTTTACATCCATTTTTTTTGTGCATTAAATTTTTTTTTCTATCTTTGATGTATGGAAAACAACGACAAAATAGGAAAGGCAATTTTAGACAAACACATTAAAGGTATTAAAAAACTGACTAAAAATATGTTAATTACACCATTGCAAAACGATGGTTACTACTTGGACAGTGATCTAAATAACTCAGCTATTAAAATTAAATCAGTTAGAAAGTATCTACACAGACGTACTAGATACTCCAATAACCAAGAGCAATATGTTTATGAGGTGGACGTTATTGTTGATATGCGTAATACTGGTTGGTATATTGGTAATGACTACTGTCAGAGAAATGCTAAAAGATATAACAGATACTATAGAAGTGCGATTTTAGGGGCGATAACACAAGAAATAAAATATTTTGGAATCGATAATCGTGACATGAACATTACAATTTCAAAAATTGAATACAAGACTATTGGATAATTAAAAAAAAAATATTACTTTTACATAAATCAAAGATATGGCAACACTAAAACACGTAACGATAGTTCACCCTAAATACGGGGAAGTCCTAAACGAAACTTTTATGGATGAGGTTCAGTTCAAGTTATTCTTGAAAATGGTTCACGCTTCTATCGAGTTGAACCAAAACCTATCAACGTTCAACGGAAAGGATTTTTTGATTCACGTACCGGCAGAAATGCTAAAAGAGTGTATGGTAATTGGTCTAGCAAAGGAGGTATCAATGGCTGAAGTTGTAGTTGCAAAATCCAAGTTAGAGGGGTAGTTTCTTTGTTTCTCTATAAAACAAAGTGGTGGTAGTTCGAATCACAATCCGTGATCGACCCTAGAAGGTGGAAGAAATTCCACCTTTTTTTATGTACGTGATATTTATTAATATGAATATTAATGAAATCATAAAAAAAGTTTTAAAAGAAGAATTCTTCGGTAATAAAAAATTATATGAAGACATATATGGTTCAGTAGAAGAAGTTAATTTTTTAACTGAAGCCGAGTACCAAGGAAGAAAAGTACAACTTGGTAAAATAATGCAAGGTGACATTAAAAAATTTAAAGTTTATGTTAAAAACGACAAAGGAAAGGTTGTTAAAGTAAACTTTGGTTTTGGTGGTAAATCTGCAAAAGGTAAACGAATGACCATCAAAAAAAATAACCCTGAAAGAAGAAAATCGTTTAGGGCAAGACATAACTGTGACAACCCTGGCCCAAGATGGAAACCAAGATATTGGGCTTGTAGAACTTGGTAAAATTTAAAATTATGGGTAAAATTATTATAACAGAAAAACAATTAGAAAAAATGGTCAGGATTCTAAAAGAAAACGATCATGATGGTTCTTATATGGCAAAACAACAATTGTTTACCATTGCAACGTTAGCATATAAGATGTGGGAAATGATGGAAGAAGGTGAAGAACTTGAAGATTGGATGGAAACAAAAATCGCTCAATCAGAACAGTCAATAACTGCGGTTGTTAAGTCATATATGTACGATGACATTGAAGGACAAATAAAGGGTTCAAGCAATATAGATTTTGATGATTTAATTATTGGTAGATAAATACAACTAACTAAAATTAACCCCCTTTCTTTATTGACTGGGGGTTTTTTATTTATTATATTTGTAAAAAAAAAGAATATGTTTTTAATAATTAAACAAGTTAAAATGCAGGACAATAAAAAAAGAGTACCTGTCGTTTTATTAAATACCCAAGGCGAAATATGGGAGTTTGAAACACTTTCAGAAGCAGAGTTAATGAAAGATATATTTCAAACCAACTCAGACTCAGGTCACGTTTATGAGGTAAAAAAGATTTAATAATATGGTCCCGTAGCTCAATTGGATTAGAGCATCGCCCTTCTAAGGCGAGGGTTGAAGGTTCGAATCCTTCCGGGATCACCACTTTAAAATTATGGAAGATATACACCAAACAATACATGAAGAATTTATAAATTCTGAAGACTATTACGTGTTTTTACGTAGATTGGAGGAAGAACAGGAAAATATTGAAAAAAATGACGAGAAAACCATACTATAGTGTGGTTTTTAAATAATACTCAAACATTAATTATATTTTTTTAGTTAAAATCACATTATGTTGTGTTTTTACGTAGATTGGAGGAAGAACAAGAAGAATATTTAAAAATAAATAACAAAAACACTTGTCAAATAGAAAAAAATAACTAAATTTGTACAATAATTAAAACTTTTAACAATAACGATATATTTATAACAAGATGAAAACAACTAACAGACATATGAACATTTGTAACCCGAGCATTCAGTGGTCGTTCAATGTGTATCGTACGCTTAAGTCGCAGGTTAGGGCATTTTCATTTATGAGTTGATAAAGATTAACTAAAAATATAAAAGAAATATAAGACCCGAACCAAAAAAGTTCGGGTTTTTTTTATACCCAAAAATTCGGTTCCTTAGTATAGTTTGGTAATACCCCGGCTTTGTAACCCGGAGTCATCAGTTCGAACCTGATAGGAACCTCAAACAAAAAGAAAAAGTTCTTTGACATATTGGCTTCATAATTTCCCCTCGTCTAACTTGGCAGGACACGTGGTTTTGGTCCACGGAATCGAGGTTCGAACCCTTGGGGGAAAACAATAAGGAAGATGAATCACAACGGCTTGTGACCCCGTCTTGAAAACGGGCGGTACCTTTGCGGGTATTGGGATCGACACCTACTTCTTCCTCCAAAAAATAACTAGGTGTAGCTCAGTTGGTAGAGCGGGGAGTTTGGGACTCTCAGGCCGCAGGTTCGAGCCCTGTCACTTAGACTAATAAATAAACAAATAAAAACAAGTGTTATGGAAAGTGACAAGTATGACAAACAGAAGATCTCGTAGCTCAGTTGGTTTAGAGCACTCCACTTTTAATGGAGGGGTCGTGAGTTCGAGACTCACCGGGATCACAAAAAAATTTAGTAAAAAAGAACGATAGATACCAAAAAATGGTTATCTTTGTTCCAAGAAACTAAAACACACACTCTTAGCTCAGATGGTAGTAGCGGTTGTTTTACATACAACAGGTCACAGGTTCGATCCCTGTAGAGTGTACAAAGGTTGATTGGGGAATGATATAACGTTAACGTGTCAGTAGTCGTGGTTATATCGGAGTTGTAACTGTCATAGTAACGCCAATCATAAAAGGGGATGTCCACTGAACCATCTTCCCCTTTCCTGAATTGGGAGAGTTGAGCAATTGGTTGGCTCAGCAGACTGTAAATCTGTCGTCGTAAGACCTTGGGGGTTCGAGTCCCTCCTCTCCCACAACAAAATGGACAAGTAGCTCAATTGGTAGAGCAATCGGCTGTTAACCGATAGGTTGTAGGATCGTACCCTTCCTTGTCCGCAATAAGTTCACGTAGCTCAATTGGTAGAGCGCCGATCTGATACGTCGGAGGTAATGGGATCGTAACCCGTCGTGAACACAAATGGAAAGTAATCCCTGAAGGCGACGGGACTTGTTTGCTAAACAATGTGATCGGTGAGAAACCGATTGTGGATCGTTACCACTGCTTTCCTCAACATGCCGATAGAAAAGGTTTTCGGTCCGGGCTCATATCCTGGATGTCATTGGGTTCGATACCCTTTATCGGTACTACATGGTGTATGTAGCTCAGTTGGCAGAGTGCTTGATTGTGGTTCAAG